TATCCGACAACGGATGCTCTTGTTTGCTATACCAATTTTCACCACCTTAAAATTTCTCTCGAAAATTTTGTTTTGGGCCTTGACTTTTAATAGTTAGTCTTTCACTCTAACTATACCAACACAGCACCAAATTGTCAATAAATTAAATTGCAGACAAAGTCGCAAGCTCTGTCTGACCATTTTGTTTTTTGCGGTTCAAATCCCAAATCATAGTTGCGTGCTTGTGCGAACCGACTACAATAAAAATTGTACGATAGATAACATTCCATATCGAAAGGGTTTTATGCCTTTCGTACATTCACAATTTCGCTTAAAGGGCGGACTTCCTGTTTTTAGGGAGCCCGCCTTTTTTGTATGAACCAAAAGGAGCGTAATGTAATGTTCAAAATTTACGATGACAAAGTCTACTTCGTTGCCGAAACCCCTGACATCAACAAAGTTATCGAAATCTTCCTACCTAAGGATAACCGTGGCACCATTATGGATTCGCACGAAATCCGTATGGACCTGTGCCGTGCTATCCGAAAGCTGCAGCATGATGGTTATACAATCATGAAGGTTTATCCTGCCATGGGCGACCGAAGAGAGAGTATTGATGTGCTGTCTATGCCGGAATTCATCCAGTCTGCGAAATGCCCCGACAACGATGTTGAGGAAGCGGTCGTCTTTTCTTACTTCGAGTCTGGAGCAACATTCCAGTTGCCTTGCAAGGTAAACAAGGAAACGCACGAAATTTTCGATGTCACCTGTGCAGCAATGCCGTGTGACGACGACTGTTTCAGTTATGCAGAAGTGAAAATCAACGGCAAGGATTATCCTATCAATTTTATTGACGATATTCTTCTCGAAAACAATGTTGATGATGCGCTGGATGAGTTTTATAGAATTCAGCAGACAGGCGAGTATTGGCAGCCTGATGGCAACAAAACGCTGGATGATGCCATTCACGAATGTCGTTGGGCTATCCTGAAGGATGCCATCCAAAAGCGCGGACATGAGGCTGTTGCTGATTTTGTCGGGACCGACATTTCCAGCGATACTTACGACCGCGTGATGGATGAAACCGAAGCCCAGATGCCGGACGAAGAGTTCGAGCGCTTCTGGGAAAAGTACATCTAAGAAACATCTCACACACAGAAAGGGAGCATATTACTATGGCTATTTTCAATACCAACGAATTTCTCCGCAAAACCTTCAGCAAGACCATCTTTGGTACTGCTGCACTTCGTCCGGAAGCAGTTTGTGCAGACGGCTTCACCCTGTCGATTCAGGCAAGCGGCATGCACTACTGCATACCGAACGAAGACCTGTCGGACGGCAATTACTCTAAGGTCGAACTCAGCTACTTGTCTGAGGAGGTCGAAGAGTTTCTGCCGTTTGCTGAAGACGACGAGGCACCGCTGGCTACGGTCTACGGGTATGTGCCCGTAGAAACCGTAGACGCGGTTCTGGCCAAGCACGGCGGTATCGTCAACGCGTGAGGGGAGGGAACTTACGATGGAAGTATTCACTATCGTCGCCAATGAGGTCATTGGCTTATCCGCAACGGAATGCACACTGATTCAGTTTAGCTACAATCCGGAACAAATCCATGACCCGGAAAACGTCCTGCGCAGTGCTATCATGGACTATCTCAAGACGGATGAAGGCAAACGACAGCTGGAAATCAACTGTGGTTGCTGGAACTGGGGCGATGTCGATGACATTCCCGGCTCGTTCTTCTTGAACTATGGTCTGACTAAAATCGCTCCGCCGGATGTGAATGTTGTCGTTGACCGCAACGAGAGTTTCACGGATGACTACGACGATTGCGAGGAAGAATAACAGAAAGGGCATGAAAAAAATGCGTATTTATAGCGCAAACAACGTATTCATAGAAGTTACGCGCCGATGCAATATGTGCTGTGCGCACTGCCTGCGCGGAGATGCCGAAAGCATCGATATTCAGGAGAAGTACATCGATGCTTTTCTCGACAACTTTGAGAAGGGAGCTTATATCAGCTCTCTTACCTTTACCGGTGGGGAAATCTCTCTGAATATACCGGCAATTCGATACACCTTGAAAGCTGTCAAAGAGCGCGGTATCGCCGTTGGAAGCTTTTACATGGTCACTAACGGAAAAGCTGTCGATAAGATGGCTGACCTTGCTATGGCGAGTCTGGAGTGGTGGGCCTACTGCGATGAAAAAGATGACTATATGTGCGGTCTTTGCATCAGCAGTGATAACTTCCACGAAGTAATCCCATATGAAAGTAAAAGTATCCTTAGTGGCTTGAAATATAACCGTAACGATAACGATAAGGTAACGGACTTTCATCTGGCTTATTTACTGAACGAAGGGCGTGCTAAGAATCTCGATTCGAATATCTATAAGAAGCGTGAACCTCATGTAGACAAGCTCGAATACGAATTCAACAAAACCGGCGATATCGACTTTTACAGCGGCGAGCTGTACTTGAACGCCATCGGTGATGTCGTTTCCGGCTGCGATTGGTCCTACAAGTCGCAGAAGAAATATCGTTTTGGTAATGTAATGAACAAAAACTGGCTGGAGAACATTTCCAACAGCGAGTTGTACATTGCAAGCTAAACCATATCACTTATACATTGCCACTGTTTTCCTACAGAAACGGTGGCTTTTTTAGAAAAGGAGACCACAAATGACTGAAACAAAAGACATGTTTGAACAAATCAGCGCCATCTTAACCGATAAGAAAGATAAGCCGTTTTCTTATGAGGAGCTTGCAGCAATGCTCAAAACTGACCCTGATGCCCTCAAAACCTTTGATGAGGTCTATAAGACACAGGTTCTTGAAAGCGGAGAGCTGCATGAAAATATGCTCCAGTGGGATACAGCTACAGTCAAAGCAATTCTCGACAAAAAGGTCTACTTCCCACCGGAACTCAATTCGCTCATTGACCGCATCGTCACAGAACTGGTGCTTGAAACGCGTCTGTACATCTACAACGCGGAACGCGGTGGCTATTATGTGACATACTCTGCCAACCGGGACTTTATGACAGAGGTTACAAACGAGGAGTTGAAACGCTACCCCGAAGAACTCCGTCCGCAGCTCACCGGAAAGTTGATGAAGATTGACATTTCTGAGCCGTCGTACAAGGAACTGCTTCAAAACTACGCAGGCTACAAGAATGCAAAGAACGACAGCACAAAAATGTTCTACTACAACATGTTCCGTCAAGGTCTTGACATCCTCGACCTTGATGACTTCACTTATCAGATGCTTGAGATGAACCCCAACTCTATGGGCTTCTGGTTTCCTCCTCTGGTAGAGGGATTGTACGGCAGCGCATTTTTCAAGGTTCCGGACACAAAAATTCTTCGCGTACCTATCACCATGCTGCAGCTTACCCGCCTTGGTTTCGAGACGTTGAATCCCGTTACAAAGGAAATCGTGAACCGTTATTGCCAGAAAGTCTTCCATCTTGATGGATACGAAGACTATTTTATCAAAACGGGCACGTATTCTTCCAAATACGAATTCCGCAACGCTCATATCCATAACCCGAAGGAAATCAATGAGATGGGCGAGTATTTCTTGTTTTTGAATCATCTGACATGCTCGATGGCATCCCCTCTGAACAATCGCTGCTTCTACGGCGCGAACACCACGAACGAGTGGGTCGTCAGAGAATACATCAAGGACAAAGAAAATAACCCCACCATCTACAACGGTTTGCCGCTGCACACTGAATATCGCGTGTTTGTGGATTTTGATACAAAGGAAATCCTTGGCGCAAGTCCTTATTGGCGCAGCGATGTTATGAAGAACGAATTCAAAAAAGTCAGCAGCCCACAGGAACGCCATGATTATGTTGTCTACAAGATGCATGAAGACATTCTGAACCAGCGTTACCACGAAAGCGTTCAAACTGTTCTGGCTGAACTGAAGAAGGTTATTCCTCGCATTGAGTTGACAGGGCAGTGGAGCGTCGATGTAATGCGCAACGGCAATGATTACTACATCATTGATATGGCGCTTGCTGAGAACTCTGCTCTGAATGACTGCGTGCCGAGTAACCGCCTTCGTGCTTATCCGCAGCAGTGGCTGCCGGGTGAATCGAACAGCTGATACTCCTAGAACGAAACTTTGATTCGGATTCTTTCAGCAGAAAGCGTAGGAACCAAAATCATACGAAATGATTGTGTTAACACATAAAAACAAGTATAATATATGCAAGGAAGTGATAATAATGGTTCTGTATCATGGCAGCGATGTAATAGTCCGCAACCCTGAGGTCAGAAAAACAAGGTACGCCAAAGATTTTTCATGGGGATTCTATTGCACTAGCAACTACGAACAAGCCGCTCGCTGGTCAAAAAAAGGCAGGTCTCGTGGTATTGTCAACGTGTTTGAATATACAGAATCTCCTATGCTAAATATTAAGAAATTCCCCGAAATGAGTGATGAGTGGCTTGATTTTATTGCTATATGTCGCTCGGGCAAACATCATGACTATGATATTGTGGAAGGACCCATGGCGGATGACACCATTTGGAACTACGTCAACGACTTTCTAAGCGGTGATATTAGCCGTGAAGCTTTTTGGGCGTTGGCAAAATTCAAGCATCCCACGCATCAAATCAGCTTTCACACGGAAGTCGCTTTGAAATGTCTCTCTTTTAAGGAGGCGATTGAAGTATGACTGAAACTGCAACCTACAGCAAAAACGATGTCTTTTATACCTGCAGCCTGATTGAATATATCGGCCGCGTTACGAGGAATCATCGCAAGGATGTGGTTTCTGCTCTTGGCACAAACGGAGTCAAGGCAATTCTCGACTCAGCGGATGTGTTTCACTGCCAGAGCTTTGAGCAATCTGCCGATGAAATTTGTGAGCTTTTTCCTGTGCCGGAAGGAACGTATGATACGGTGTCTAACTGCCACTACAAGGTTCCATCTTATACAGATATCGGAAAAGTGTACCAGCGCATCATCTTTGACTGTACTAGCACTCCTGGTGTCCAGGATGTAATTGATGTATTTTCCTCGTTCATTAGCGATGACATCTCAGATTTTAATACTGCAACTTACTATTGTAATCCGAGCTATTTGTACCACTCATACAAGGCCGGAAAACTACTGGATTGATTTTCAAAAGCAATAGCAATCAAGACCACTGCCCCAAAAAGGGTGGTGGTCTTATTTTTTTTGCACAATACTTACCATAAATTACCAGAAAGAAAAACATTGTGCATCTGTGCGAATTGCATATAATACAAAATATAGAACGAAAGGCATCAAAAAACATCGTTGGTCGGGCAAAATCCGACCGAAAGGCTAGGGCGGGCTCAGTTTTGAACCTGCTCTTTCTTTTTATCGGAGGCTTTATGTCAAACAAAGAAGAACGCATGAACCGCAATAAAAGCATCATCGAAGATTACAAAAATGGAAAGCCGATTTTAGAAATCGCGAGGGAATATAATCTTTCAGAAACGATGTGCTACAAGATTCTAAAAGGTACGCAGGAGCCGCCTCGTTATTTTGAAAAAAAGAGGAAGAGACTTACCACTCGAAATGAGCAAATTGTTAAACAGTATAAAGGCGGTATGACGGCCAGAGAATTGGGCAAGATGTACGGCATTTCCATGCAGCGTATTTATGCAATCTTGCATTCGAGCGGAGAGTACGAAAGCCAAAAATACAATCATATTGAAACGGCTCTCAAAAAAGAGAAAAAGATGCGGAACCAAACTTTTCTTGATGATTACAAGAAAAATCCTCGAAAATCGATTATCGAGTTGAGCAGGGAGGTAAATATCAGCCCTTCACTAGGTTACCTTATCCTTCATCAAAATGGGATTTACCAGTATAACGTAAAAGCCAGAGCTAAGGAGAATAGCGAAAATGCCGATTAACAAGATTACCCACGTGTGTCTAACTCATGACAAAGTCAGGGCGCGAAATGAAAAGATGCTGGAGGATGCCAAGAACGGTATGTCCCAGGAACAGCTGGCCGAAAAGTATCAAATTTGTGTTTCTACTGTCCGATATAGTCTGAAGGACTTTTACAAAGAACAGGCCCGGCAGAGGAAAGCAAAGAAGAAAGCCTGGCAAACCCAGATGATTCATGAATATGAGATGGGCGCAAAATCTCCGGAGCTTCAGGAAAAATACGGCATCAGTGGAACGCTCTTTTATCGGATTCTTCATGCACACGGAAAGAATGGCCGACAAATCCACAGCCAAAACCGTATCGAGACTGGCAAGAAAAGAAACGCCGAGATGGTCAGGAAATACAAAAACGGCGTTTCTGTCAAAGAGCTTGCGGAAGAATACGGGCTCAAAAAGGGAAGCGTATATCGCGCCATGAAGCGGTATAGTCCAGGCCCAGGGAAAAGTAAAAGTTGTCAAAGTGAGGAATAATTGCATGGCTGCATCAAAGAAAGATGTTGCGAAGCAGCAGGTCAAAGAAGACCGCGAAAAGGTTCGGGAAATGTATCTTTCTGGCAAAACTGTCAAGGAAATCGCCAAGGAAACGTATTTTTCAAGCTCTTATTGCTATGCCATGGTGAGAGACCTAGCAAAAGAAAAGAATCTTGCAAAGAAAGCAAAAAGAGCACCTCTCAACGAAGCTATGATTCAAGATGCGAAAGCCGGGATGACGGTTGCTGAAATCGCAAAGAAGCATGGCGTGACCTATCAGCAGTGCTACTATACTGTTTCTGAATACGCTCAAGCTACGATTAAGAAGAACAAGAAAAAGCAGTCTGCTGCCACGAAAGTTCGCAATGCGGCTATGTTGGAAGATGCGAAAGCCGGAATGACTGATAAGGAAATCGCCAAAAAATACTTTTTGTCTCGAAGCAGTGTCCGTACCGTCCTTGCAGGGCATTTACATACAAATTCCAAAAAGTTGGATGAAAGGCGCAAGGCGATTCTTGCGGATTATGAGGCAGGAACGTCCTCAAAAGACATCTGTGAGAAATACGGTATTTCAAAATCCACTCTTTACAAGGACATGCGCCAAATTGGAAAAACCTGTCAGGAATACTATCACAAGGCGCTGAAAGACAAGACCAATCAAAGAAATTCCGATATTCGAAGCAAAATCGAAAGAGGGGTCTCGGTCAGCACTATTGCCAAGGAATACGGAATCTCTAAAACGGCGATTTATGAAACGTTTCATCAGGAAAATGTCAGAGCTGGAATTTTACAGAAACGCGGCCGTCCGCGAAAAAACACGGAACGTAATGCACTGATTGCTAAACGCCACAGGGAAGGCGAGAAGGTGCAGGCGCTTGCCACTGAATATAATCTCTCTGTTTCGACGGTAAACACTATTTGCAGTAGAAACAAAAATCAGAATATAACCTCATATTAACAGGCTGCCATTTGGCGGCCTATTTCTTTTTTAGGAGGAAATGAAATGACAGACGACGTACGTAATTTAATTCGATTTGTGGTGGATGGCGATATTCGAAACGCGCAGACTCAGTGCCGAATCATGCTTGAAAAGAATGTACCCGAAAAGGACGCCAGGTTCAAAGAAAACGAACTCAGAAAGTTGAATCTTCTGAAACCGGAACTGATTCAGCTGCCCGCCAACCTGGAAAACCTCTTGATTGCGGAGGATGCCACGAATTTCCCTGAGAGCCGGTTCCTGCTCCGCGAGGAGGAAGAAACAGTCATCAACAAGCTCTTGGCCACCAGAAAAGCAGCTTTAGCCATCAAGGAGCTTGGCATCCACTATACTTGCTCTTTGCTTTTGACGGGCCTTCCTGGTGTTGGTAAGACTGAATTGGCCCGCTACATTGCACACAAGGCGAATTTACCGTTTGTTTTCCTGAAATTCTCTGGCCTTGTCAATTCTGCTCTTGGCCGGACACAGCAGAACATCGGCAGAGTGTTCGATTACGCAAAGCGCACGCCTTGTGTTCTTTGTGTTGATGAAATTGATGCCATCGGAATGTGCCGTGGCAGCCGCGATGATGTCGCTGAAATGAGCCGCGTCACCATCGCATTGATGCAGGAACTTGACCGGCTCCCGAATGACGTCATTCTCATTGGCACTACAAACCGCGTCGATAACCTTGACGAAGCCCTCATTCGCCGATTCACTTTCAAACACCGCGTCAAGCCTTTAGGCGACGATGACATGAAAGAACTGTGCAAGAAGTTCCTTGCTTCGGCAGACTATCCCTTCACGGAATCCGAACTCGACGAACTCTGCCATTCGCTGCGTGAACAGCGGACGGCCAGCGCCGTTGTCAATGCCTGTACAGAACGTATCGTTGCACATATCGTATCGCAGTTGCCTGAAAATTCGGCAGATGCCGTGTAAAAGTATGATAGCCTGGGAAGAAAGCCCTCGTCAGTTTAAGATGTCCAAGCAACTCGATGAGGGAAAATTCGGAGAAGATTTGGCTCGCAAATTCCTTAACGACCCGATTATCAAAGTGAATCATGGCATTAGCCGTTACGATGACGTGACTCAGGATAAATCATATCAAGACAAAGATACCGATTTCATCGTCTGGAAGAAAAATGGAAAGACCTTTGGTCTGGAAGCGAAAGTGGACAGTCACAATACCGGAAATTTCTACCTGGAAACCTCGGTAGACTACTTCTCCATGGTGCCTGACGCTCTGAACGAACAACGGGTGGCGCGGCGGTATCGGGATGGCATCGAACCTTTATGGCACACCCCGGGCTGGGTATACAGGAGTGGTGCGGACCAGATTCTCTATTATTTCAGAACCACGCAGCTGCTTTACATTTTCTCCCGCGTTGATGTCTGGTTCTATGCTGAAAAGCTGATGCGCGGTGGAATCCATCTTGACCCCGGAATCAGAAAGCCAAAAATGTATTCTGCCGAAAATATCAGTGAACGCAATGGTTCCACTCTCTTCTTTGCCAACGGCTTATGCGTGAACGCTGAGCAGACATACAAGGCTTTAGGGGCACAAAAAAGAGTCATCAAATACCAGGTTGAGAACCCGGATTCAGACGTCCCAACGTTCAGCTTTTGCCCTTTCAAATTGTCAACAACCCCGCCTAAACCGGCTCGCCGGTTATAGACGGGGCTTGCGGGGCAACCCGTAAGCCCGGTTGATTAGCCTCGGTGAACGGCAACTTCGGTTGCTGCGAACTCCATTATGCATTTGATGAGCAATCATCTTCATAATATAGGCACCCCGATATGCTCCACAAGTGTCGGGCTCTGCGGGCAGTGTATGTATCAATGGCGCAAGCCGTTGATATGTATTACGTTAAAAATCTCTAAGGGTAGGAGATGTGCGGCTGCCATGCCGAAAGGCTAAAACAGTGCATAACATTGGCGAAGTGGACCACAGGGCACAAGCCCTGACTTATAGTTTCATTACTATTTAACGAAAGGAGTACCTTGCATGAGCACTTGCGTTTGTGTTCTCAGCAACAGTGGTGAACGCTTAATGCCTACCTTCCGTCTTGGCAAGGTACGCCATCTTCTGAAAGACGGAAAGGCTAAAATCGTTAAGCATCACCCTTTTACCATCCAGCTGCTGTATGACAGCAAAACAAACACACAACCCATCGAAATCTGCGAGGATGTGGGCTACAACTACATCGGCATCAGTGTGAAAAGTCAATCTCACGAGTATGTATCTGCGCAGTATGATACATTACAGGATGAGAAAGCCTGCCACGACAGTTGTCGTAAGTATCGCCGTACACGCAGAAACAGACTGCGTTACCGTAAACCGCGTTTCGATAACCGCAAGCGCAGCGAGGGTTGGCTTGCTCCTTCTTTGAGGCATAAGAAAGAACTCAATGTCAACGTTGTCAAGATGTATTGTGCAGTAATGCCCATTACTCATGCAACGGTTGAGGTTGGCTCTTTCGATACGATGCTTGTAAAAGCAATTCAGGAGGGAAAAGCCATTCCGGAAGGAGCGGACTACCAGAAAGGCCCGCGCTACAATTTGGCAACCTTGCGGGAAGCGGTATTTTACCGCGATAACTATGTCTGTAAGGTTTGTGGGCGTAAAGCTACCGAAGGTGCGATTTTACACGTGCATCACATGTTTTATTGGAAAGGTCGCCATGGCAATAGTCTCAGCGAGCTTATAACAGTATGCGAGAAGTGCCATACACCAGCTAACCATCAAAAAGGCGGCAAGCTTTATGGCTTCGGAGAAAATGTAAAGTTTGCCGACCTTTCCGGTGCGGCTTTTATGAACACCGTTAGGTGGCAAATTGTCAATGAACTCTATGCTGCTTTTGGAAAAGATTTTGTCACCGTCACTTATGGCGCAATGACAAAAGAAAAGCGTATCGCGCTTCATCTTGAAAAGAGTCATAATAATGATGCGTATGCAATGGGGAATTGTCACCCGGCACACCGTTGCGAGTTTGGACATTACCAAAAACGATGCAGAAACAATCGTGTGCTGGAAAAATTCTACGATGCCACTTATATCGACACCCGCACCGGTGACAAAGCAAAAGGTAAAGAACTTTTTAACGGCAGAATTAGCCGTAATCACAAAAAGGATTCTGAAGACCTGCACAAGTACCGCAGCAAAAAGGTGTCGAAAGGGCGTCGCTCTATAAGAAGACAGCGCTATGCAATTCAGCCATACGACACTGTGCGTCTCGAAAGTAAATCATACATTACAAGCGGGTGCCATAACAAAGGCACAAGACTTTTGATTCCTGCTAATGGGAAAAGTAAGTCCGTAGCAATTTCCAAAGTTCAAGTTGTTTGCCATGCGGGAGCATGGATACAAATCATTTAAATGTTGAAAGGAGGTAAGCAGGAAATGCTGTATCTTAGTCTTTTCTAAGAAACGCATTCCTCCCCACCTAAGCCTTACGGCTATAGATGGGGTGTCCTGCTCCATAATTATGAAGCACAAAATCTCGGAAACCGGCGCTCGGATGCTTAAATATCAAGAGCAGCTTGCCGACGAATACAAGTACAAGCCCATCCCACGTACCTTTTTCAAGGATGTGCGGGCAGAATTTGAAGAAACTTTGCCGGAATGGTGCAATATGTCCGGCGATACGACCAAACTCGAAACCAGAAGCGGCACGGTCATTGCCAGCGGGTATAACCGAATCGTGATTGGCGACTACGGCGCATTCGTTGAGTTTTCGCGTGCCCAAGCAAATGCACGTCATTTGAAAATCAAAGAGGGGCAGAGCTATCGTATCGAAGACCCGCGCTATGCTGAGCACGTCAAGTATCTTTGGCTCACGGCGGACGATGACTCAGACGTGAAAGTATACGACCAAAAGCGCTCGGTTGAGTACGCTGACTACAAGCCGGGGATGCTGTATGTCAGCGTGTACGAGGTGTTTCCGGCAGGAGAAGGTCACTGAAAAGAAAGCCGAACCACGGGACGAATGGGGACAGGGTGATTCCATTGCTGACCTATACGCAAATAGCGGCGCAGTGGTTTCACAGGTCAGCTCGGCCAAAGATTTACTGAATTTCCTGCAAACTGCCGGAAACGCAAGGCATTTGTGATGCACTTGCCTCAACCACAAGATATAGTGGTATCTTAATGTTTGTTTACAATTTAGACACTATATATTGTGTCTTTTCGTTGACCGGATACCACATATATGGTATAATACAATTGTTCTCAGGAAGAGGAACGGCTCCTGAGACATCAAGGTTTTCCTTCCCCCAATCTTGGTCGCATGGCTTCATTTGAGCTGACACAGGTGAAGCGTGAAAATCATCCGTTTCATAGTAATATCCTTCCTTTCTTTGGCGCGGGTAACTCCGCGCCAGCCGTCCAAGCAAACAGCCTCCACGCGGCGGACGGTGGACAACAGATGTTTCCGTGTTCCGGGCATCTGGCTAATGTTTGTATTTGCTGGTTTAGCTCAGCTGGTAGAGCAACTGATTTGTAATCAGTCGGTCATCGGTTCAAGTCCGATTTCCAGCTCCAGACGCTATCCGTTGGATGTATCGAAATCACATGATACGATGCTATACACAACATCTGGCGGACAGCATGCCACCCATTAAGACGGCCTCCTCGTGGCGGGTGGCGGACAGCGGCTCTTGCGGCTGCTGACGAATGTCTTAGAAGCATGCAAACGTACGAGCATCCCCGTCAAGTCGGGGCGCATCCAGACGCGACACAGCCGTAAAGGCGAGATTGCTGCACGGCAACTGGTAAGTTTCGCCGCAGTCTCACACACAGCCCAACGACAACCGTTAACCCGATTTGACAGGGAATCAACGACAGGGCTCAAAATTTGAAGTTGACCAACACCCAAGCGCTTTCTTGGATTCTCGCGTATCGTCAACGATGAGGTTCGCAAGATTGTCAGGTGGTGTGAAGATGACATCCGGGGATGACGACCTACTAAACGGATGTCATGGCGGGGCTAAGTGAGGGTTCACCCGCAATCTTATGCAGGTATCGTATAACGGCTAATACTCCGCCCCTCCAAGGCGGAGACGCGGGTTCGACCCCCGCTACTTGCTCCACACGTCGCAGTCACCGTACCCACGACGTTAAACTTGGTGAGCATGGTCCACTTGTGGTCCGCTGTCCGAATGTCGATGAGACAGCCTCAAAAATAATAGACAAACAGGTGCTGTGCCTGATAGTATCCAATAGTCCTGGTATTAGTCGCGAATAAGACCGGAAAACAGCGGAAAGGGTATAAAGCAGAATCCATCGATGCAGCTATCGAATGGTGCTGGATGCGAGTTGGCTTCTCGCTCAAGGGGTGACCAGCATAAAACACCCTATCGTGCTCGATTAGCTCAGTTGGTAGAGCAGCGCATTCGTAACGCGCAGGTCGGCAGTTCGAACCTGCCATCAAGCCCCATTACCCAATGAAGCGATAATAGAAAGGAGATGAAACTTATGGAACAGGCAATTATCAATGTTGAAGGTACGACTACCATAGAAACCGCTGCAGCAGCCAAAAAGCTGATTGGGATGCTTGGCAATCAGAACGTCCGCGCCATCTCGGTCAATCGTGTGAACGATAAGAGCGATGAGGTCATTGTCGAACTTAATTTCGTGCCCGGCTTGGCACCGCATCTGCACGGCTTTACACTTCAGGTTAATGGCTTGACTTGCGGTTATGCTGGTACAGGTCCTTCCAATCTGTATGAAGTCCTGCAGGCGGCTGGCGTGAGTGAAGCTCAGGTAGCACGCGAGGACATCACTCAGAAGAGCACAAAAACCATTCCTCTGCGCCTGGAACGCGCCGTGACTCAGTACGGCGACTTCCAGTTTGCGTAACGTTATTTGGCGGGCTTGACCCGCCATCATGGAGGGATAGCTTAGCTGGATAAAGCACCTGCCGCAAAGCAGGGTATCGATGGTTCGAGGCCATCTCCCTTCTCCATCCAGACACCCTTTCGCTTCCTTTCGCCAAAGGTATCTGGGGTATTGTACTGCATTGCGTGTAGTACGGCCAATCAGGCGCGGAACTCCGAAACCATACCACGAAGAATTTTATCCTCTCCGCGCAGCATGGACATGCGATTTTACGGGGATAAATTCAAACCGAAATTGTGTCGAGTGGCGAAGACGGTTGCGACACTGGCGAAGCACATATCTGCTTCGTCAACCATCCATGAGAAAGCCTCCACGTGGCAGATGGTGGGCAACGCAGCAAAGCTGCGGCTGATTTCTTTCAAACCGGTATCTGAATAAATGCAGATAAATAGACGAAAAAATCAAAAAAGCAAAGGAGTACACAGCATGAGTAATCAGAAAATCATCAAAGCAATCGCAGGGATTGCAGCAGCCGGTATGATGGCAACTTGTCTGCCTGTCGCAGCATTCGCAGCCACCGGCGACACCTATCATTTCTCTTTCAGCAACGGTTCTTCCCAGGACCTGGCTCCGGGCGGCTCTATGACGTTCCCGGCAAGCCAGTATGACTACGGTTACTGGATTACCCTGCAGGGCCACGGCGGCTACACCTACAACTACTATCCCGGCGACACTCTGCCGTACGATGCAGTTGACCAGTGGTTCACCGCTGACGGCATCACTTCCTGCTATGCGGCCGAAGGTAATCCGCGTTCCATCACCATCAACTATCAGATTGACGGCAACACTGTGCTGACCGAAACTGACACCGCCACTTTCCCCGGCAGCGTTGATGGTCAGAGCGTTGAAGCCTGGACCACCGATTCCGGCGATACTTACACCGCATCCAGCAAGAGCCTGAACCATGACCGCCTGTTCTACTACCTGGGCGACGACATCCACGACAACGTCCTGACCCTGAAAGCCACTTCTGCATCCACTCCCGATGACGGCAAGGATGACAACAAGGGCGACAATACCGGCGACAGCGGCACCACCACTCCCGATGACAAGGGAGACGTAGTGGCCCCCGATAAGGACAACACCGGTAAGGACAACACTTCTACCGGCTCCAACAAGGGCAACGGTACTACTACCACTACTCCGACCGCTCCTCGCAAGAACGTTGAAGTCTCTGAGCACGGTGAAATTGCCGCCGCTATTGCAAATGGCACCTGGGGCAATGAGTACACCGTCTGCACCAGCTGTGGCTATCACAACTGGACCCGCAAGGGGAACGTTTACGTCTGTGACCATTGTGGTCATGAAGTCCTGACTGTTAAGGGCACTGATGGCGTCAAGGGCTATGCTGGCACTCTGGCTGGCAACGAGCCCCAGTACGCTTCCACCTCTGAAGCTCAGGCTGCCGCTGAAAAGCGTGAAGCCGCTTATGCCGCTTCCATCGCTGCTCTGCAGGCACAGGTTGCCGCTCGTGAAGCTGCTTATGCCGCTTCCCTGGGCATCCACTAATTTGCCATCCTCTAACTAACGGTAATCGATAGTTTTTTCTCCTTGCTGTGGGGCGGGATTTCGGTCCCGCCCCATCCTTTTATGGTCAGATGTCCGAGTGGTTTAAGGAACTGGTCTTGAAAACCAGCGACGCCGCAAACGTCCGTGGGTTCGAATCCCACTCTGGCCGCCATGTTTGCCGGGGCTTCCCGGCTTTTTTGTTTTTGTGAGCAACACAAGGCAACAGATTGCTATATCCAACAGGGTTATAATTGCGAGCCAGAAAACCTGCAGGCTTTCCTGTGGGATGAATGGCTCTTTTTGATTTTTTGTAAAATATTCGTTGAGCAGTTTGACTGACGGCACAGAATACATACATAATATATGTATGAGGTGATATAGTTGGCAAAAAAATCAAGCGTACAAGTGAACATTACGATTCCTTTAGAGTGGAAGCAGTCTGACATTGATATGATTGCCAAAGCCAGAGCTTGGGCTGTTAAGGCTCATGCCGGGCAAAAAGACAAGGCGGGGAAGGATTACTTCAAAGCGCACGTTACGGTTGTAGCAGAAGGCGTAAAAGGTGACCCAATAGCCGAGGCTGTGGCATTTCTGCATGATACGGTCGAAGATACGTCCGTCACAATAGAAGACATCAGAACGGGGTTTCCAAAAGAGGTTGCTGACACTGTGAGTACGTTGACCCATAGCAAGGGTATATCGTATGCTGAATATCTTTGGTATATTCAGCAAAATTCTATTGCTGTCAAAGTAAAGCTCTCGGACCTGCGCAGCAATATGGACTTAACCAGGCTCCCTCACACTCCAACTGAAAGGGACTTGGAAAGAACCAGAAAATACAAGCGGGCATATACGATACTGTCATCGAGAGAAGGTATAAGCGCAGTTAATCCGTATGCACTGTACGACTACTTGCTGGCAAACAACTGGAGCGTCAAAAGGAAAAGCACGAGGACTCCCGTTCTGGAAACAACGGATGGTTCTGCTGAAATCAAGGTGCCCATCGACCTGGCTATGGCTGACTATGAGTCCAGGATGGCTGAGGCTTTAAGCGAGTTGTGTTCGTGTGAGGGCATACCGTTCTCGAATGCAATAGCGCGGATTGTGGCTTGGAAGCCAGACAAACAATAAGCGTGGGCCTGCTATTATTTTTATGAAAAGCCTTGACTTTGTATTCTACACATTGTATAATATAGACACTGAATTTGATGAAAGGAAAATTGCACGATGTTTGCTGCTATGATGAACAAACAGAATAAATTGCAAAAGCTGTGGAGCAATTGGAATCTCTTCGGCTGTTTTGTGTTGTCTGTTTGTGCAAATCATAGTGCAGTGATGGTTGAATAAAATCATCCAAGTATCGGTTGTTTTCCATACTTTGCACGATATGAGCACCTGTCAGACGCACAACGCCTGATGGGTGCTTTTTTGATGCAGAAAATCAAAATCAGGTCACTCTAATGCCGCTGGAGTGAATTCCAGCCAGGCTTATTAAAGTGTATGCTATTATACATAATGTATATTCGAGGATTCGCCAAACGGTAAGGCATCAGGCTTTGACCCTGACAACGGTTGTTCGACTCGACCATTCTCGGCCAACGCTCACTTTCATGCGCATCGGAAGTGAGATTCCTCAAAGCTGTGTTCCCATAAGCAAGGCACGGAAGATGCGCGACAAGTGCTCGTAACTCAATCGGTAGAGTACCCGACTTTTAATCGGGGTGTTCGGGATTCGATTTCCCGCGAGCGCACCATGCCCGGCAGAGCATTATCTGCCACTTTTGTGGGTGTATAGCTCAGTAGGCAGAGCGGCGGACCGTTAATCCGTTTGTCGCAGGTTCAAATCCTGCTACGCCCGCCATAAGCTCCTCTGGTGAAATTGGCAGACACAGTGCGCTCAAACCGCACCGTTTTGAGGGTTCGAATCCCTCGGGGAGTACCATGTCCGGCAGTACAACAACTGCCATTTATGGGTTGTTAGCTCAGCTGGTAGAGCAACGGACCGTTAATCCGTGGGCCGCAGGTTCGAGTCGTGTTACCCCTGCCACAATAAGAAAAGCCGTCCTCGCATAAGAGGCGGCTTTTTGTTTTGGAGAGTATACAGACCAAAAAACTAAACCACAAGTTGATTGCGAACTTGCGAAAACATGGTATAATAATATCAGAACGAAACGAAAGGAGATACCCCAAAATGCTGTGCAACGCTGTTAATGTCATGTCGTATGAGTATAGTTACGAATATTCTGAGTTCATGTCCTTTGAACGCAGTTTTATTTCTCATACTCCTCGACAGGCAAAAACAGACCATGTACAGATGCGGTGCGTCTTCTAAGCGATAACTGCATGTCATAGCTGCTTGTCGAGATTTCGGCAGGCAGCTTTTTTGTTGCCTGCAATACAGAAAGGCAGCAAGAAAAATGAACGTTCCTACTATTGATATCCAGCAGACAGGTGCCAATATCAAGGCCCTGCGAAAGGCAGCAGGCATCAAGGTGAAGGATGTGGCAGACATGCTCGGTGTATCTCCGCAGGCGGTTGCTAAATGGCAAGCCGGAACAGCGCTTCCCACCATCGATAACCTTGTGATATTAGCAGCAATGCTCGATACGAAAATTGATGACATCCTTGTCATCGCATAAACCCTCGCCGCAGGATTGCGGCTATATATGGCCCGTTGGACGAATTGGTAGAGTTGCCGCCCTTTCACGGCGGAGGTTATTGTGGGTTCGAAACCCACACGGGTCACCATGCTTCTGTAGCTCAACAGGTAGAGCAGTGGTCTGAAGAGCCACGTGCAGCTGGTTCGACTCCAGCCGGAAGCACCATCGAGGTTTTATACCTCATTCTATGTGTCGGTATGCAAGTGGTTAAAGCAAACGGTCTGTAAAACCGCTCCGTTACGGTTCACTGGTTCGAATCCAGTCCGACACACCATAAGGCCCCTTCGACAAGTTGGTCTAAGTCGCCAGCCTCTCAAGCTGGAGTCAGCAGTTCAAGTCTGCTAGGGGTCACTACGTCGCACCTACGTTAAAAGGTGCATTATGCAGAGGTCGCCTAACGGTAGGGCAGCAGCTTGCTAAGCTGCCGTCGCGGAAATCGCGGCATGTGAGTTCGAATCTCACCCTCTGCGCCATCTGCTTGCTTGTTCGAGTGGTTGATGAAATCGGTCCAGAAAACCGACGATGGGAGACTGTCCGAAGGTTCGAATCCTTCAGCAAGCGCCACTGCCCTCATTCTGTGCGGTATCCGTGCAGGTGAGGGCTTTTTCTTTTGCTTTTCGCTTCGAATTTCGGACTCGAATGGCGTTAATGGTCGGATATTCTTGATTATACATGCCTTTGCTGTATGGCAAATAGCTTCAAACAGTATTGGTTTTTACACCCAATTCTTCTGCAATTTCAGGAACTGACATACCGTTCGCACGCAGCTTCCCGATTTTTTCTGATGTTTCATCTGACCAGGCCCCGGCCGTAATCAGTATTTTGCGCACTTTCTGCAATGAGATGCCTGCACGTTTGGCAATGGTTCTTCTAGGTATACCTTGCTCATGGAGCCGGAGAACCGTCTGCATTGTCGCGTCCATCTTATCAGTACCTCGTCGTTATCGATTTTTGTATTGCCCTAATTGTTGTACTTTAATCATACAGCAAAGCAACAAAATTGTCCAGAAAGCAAAAGTGCCTTCATTTGCCACTGATTCATCCGTTCGGAACGATATCGAAAATACCTTGATATTATTCCGATGCAATATTCCGATAAGCCGACTTTGTTCCGCAAATTGTGGATTGGATTCCTACCAAAGTTTGAAAGCAGAATGTTTCATCTATAGCTGCAAGGCTTTGGTGAGGAAGTTCACGGAATCGGTCCGTAAATCTAACGGCAGGATACTGCTCAAAGGTACAAATCCTTCAGCAAACGTCACAATCTCCAAAGTCAGCGATTGTTCGTAAATTTATGGGGGACTGCTTTCTTGTTTAGCACCACAATTTGTGATATAATAGCGAAAGAAAACAATGAATAATGGAGTGCCATAAAATGCAGAAATACGATTTCATCAAGAAGCAATATACGGCGTACACCCCACCTCAGAACGGGCATTGCGACATCATGGTTCATGCCAACGAAGAACTCAATTGTGCTGCGTGCGGACGTACCATCAACGAGCACAACGCATATACGTCTGCGGCCATCCAGAACGATATTGGCATTGGCTATCTGATTTGCAAAAGCTGCTATGAGCACGAGCTCGAAATCAGAAAAGCTGTAAAATAAGGGTCCAGCCGCCTCCATAAGGAGGCGGCTTTTTTGCTTGTAAAAATATGTATAAACTGTTACCATTTAGCGCTTTCCGTTGTGAGAAATTGCGAATCGCGGTATAATGAAAGGGTAAAAAGTGAAAGGATTTTTGCCGTATGTACATTGATTTCACGAGCAAGCAGTACTTCTTCATTCTGCACGCTCTTGCTGTTATGATAACGTTTTATAGCAACGATTTTTCCTCTATCTGCAAAGAGGTTGGAGAGGCTTATGGAGCAAGCGAAGCAGACATTTCAAGTGCTTGCGCTGCTCTGACAGCTGTGAACGTAACGGCACCTGTCAAAAGTTTATCTAACAAGTGCAGCGACATTCTGGAAGATATACTGCATCATGCACGAGAACTGCCGGAAAAGGATGCTCCGTATAAGTACAGCATTGGCTTGGATACTCTTTCCTGGAAAGTAGTTGCTGATGCACTGGATACATACTCACGTATTTTGATGGGGCAATTTGGCGTCATCTATGAAGCACTTGATATTTCTGGTAACGATGAGCAGCACTTCCAGGCGTATCATGATGCACGCTGGAATGGGGTGGGGGTCCTCGAAGCCCGTGACCTTCTGATTCCACAGCTTAAAAAGATTGGCGTTGGCTGGAACGGAAACTTTGGTATTTCCAATTCAGGACTCGCTTATAACAGCAAACTGGCATACGAGATTCTTAAAACCATTCGATATGCGACAGAGAAACGAGATAGCTCCGTTCTGAAAGTGACAAACGAGCCGCTGCCGCGTGCTGAAGGTTCTTTCCCAATTAGAGCACTGTAATTAGATTGGAGGCTTCCAGGGTGGGCGACCACATCATTTCTTTCTTAGACATCTGCGCCATGCGCGGTCAGTTGGTTTTGGCAAAAGCACCGTCCATTCCGGCTATCGATAATAAAACCGTGTATTGTACCGGAGCTCACAAGCGAGGAGCGGACCGCTGCATTGTCCTTGACGGCGAGGAGTACAGCCAGATTCTTTTTGCTGACGGAACAATAAAACTGTATTGGCAGTGAGGTATCATTGTGGACAATATAATTGTGAACAGCGCTCTTTGGTATGCCGAGCAGAGCAGTCAGTTTCTTTTGAATTCTGGGGCCAACAAGCTGCTGGATAAGGGCTATGACTATTATGTGAAAGAATTTATTCCACTTGGGCACCGCCTTATCCAAAACGGTCAGATTGCCGCCGATGCAATGGATGGGGAACTTGCCGCACAATTTTCGATGGCATACGTCGCAAACTATTGGCGTGCAGCAAAAACCGTGTACAATTTCGCTCCGGAATTTCTCAGAACATTGGCCGAGACTGAGGACGCACCGATTTATTCCGATATTATGATGCGGCTGCCATATAGGGATTTTGTCATGAATCTGCCCGCTGGCTCTCATCACGATGCGATGTTTGTTCACATTGAGTTCGATGCATCCCATGGTCCGAACGATGTGGATACACTCTTCCTGATTGTTCCTTTTAAGGCAAATCCAAACTTTGACAATATCGAACTTTGCCAGTGCATGCAGTGGTGTCTCAACGGCAAGAAGCTGATTGAGTCCTATCGGCGCAACAATGATGCTCGCGAGCAGGCATTTCAGAACGGAACTGATTCCGCCACTGTCAATGACGCCACGATTTCAAATGTACCCGGTGCCGTTCTCAGTGAAGAAGAGCTGGAAAAGCAGCGGGAATTCAACGCCGGCGTTGAGCCGTATCTTCGTGTTGCGGTTTCTGCAGCTTATTACCTTGCATCCAAGAATGCTGAAATCAAAGAGGTAAAAATCCCGAAAGAGAAGCGGCCCATCCTTGTTTCCAAACCCGGTGCAACACCTAAGAAAGTTAATATCAAGACCTACAATGTAGGCTTTGTCATCGGAAAGAGCTTTGAAAAGCAGCTGGCTTCTGGCACGGAATATCAGAAGTCCACAGCAACCGGCACGGGCCGTACGGTCAGACCTCACGTCCGCCGCGCTCATTGGCATCATTATTGGGTCGGAGAAGGCCGAACTCGCTTAGAAGTTCGCTGGATTGAGCCGACTTTTGTGCTGCCGGAAGGAAAACGTGAGGTTCCGGTTGCTACCGTTAGACGGGTTTTAGGCGCTTAAAGGAGTTTCACATGAAAGCAAACTACAAAATTGTCGCAAACAAGCAAAAGATGCTCGAAAAAGAAATCGAAAACTTCGAACCTACCAGCACAATGTCAGTACTGCTAATGCGCTATAGCATCATACAGGGACTGCTTCAGGTTAAACCGAACGAAAAAGATGAGAATGGTATCCCGAATATCAGCCCTGTGGATATGGCATACGAGATGACCACTTTCTTTGGCGACGCCGTCAATGCTGCGGCTGATGATTTCACAAATGATGATGAGGACGACAGCACAATAAAATTTGATGGCACCGTTGATGAATTCCGGCAAGAACTTGCCAATCGCGTCTTAATAACACTCAGTTTGGCGTTTGAACATGAATTCATAAATTTTACAGAGCAAACCGGGATTTCCCGCGCACAGTATGAAATTCTTGCGGCTGAATATATTGCTCATGCGGAAGACGATGGCAGTAAAGCATCCGAAATGTTCAAAGGCGACAGCTCTGAAAAACACAAATCTAAGGGCTGGACCAACGCGATGCCAAAAAACAAACGAAGCTAAAAAAAGCCACTTGCACAAATGTGCGAACCGCCTAAAATAATAATTGCATAACAGATACCATCACTTACCTCCTAATTGAACATTAAGTTAACAATCTGTCATGCATAAGTAAGCAGACTCTCTTTTGAGGGCCTGCTTCTTTTTTTGTATGTATTGATTAGAAACAAAAATATTTCAGAAAGGATGAATACTATGACCACAAATACCAAGAACAGCTTTACCAGGTTCGCGGCTGCCGCAAAAGATTGCTTCTATGTGAATTCTTTTCGCGCAGACTTAGTTCAGTGCGACAGGGCCTTGAAAATGGACGGCGAGATGCACGTCGAAGCGGAATGCTGGATGAACATTTTGGATGCCCTGGACGATAACGACATCAAGATGTATGTCGATAACGAATACCGTCCCGGACTTCTGAACCCGTTCCATAAATGGTGACGCTCCAAAAACAAGTCAATAACCCACGACTAAAGTCGCAGGCTTGCTCCGGTAAGTCTGCACTTTAGAAGTGTCCGTAAGGATATGTTGACTACCATAAGTGCTTCGAGCACTCCGTTATAAGCGAATAGATAGTTACCGTGTGGCGTTAATCCTAACTGCACGCTCTAAGACAACACATCACGTAAAGCTGAGGCAAAGCCGACAGGTGTGGCTGTATTAAACCGTTTATGACCTTGGGGAAGGATTTTTACCCTCTTCGGAGGAGTGAGCAGCTTCTTTTTAGCTGCCAGAGCGCCTCTATTCGTAGTGGTGCTTTCATAGTCGCTATGGTCTTTGTTGCCATACAAAATATATTTTATTTTCAAAGAAAGGAATTGCCCTGATTGATGAGACGAACAATGGTCGTAAGCGTATTTGCGGGCTGCGGAAAAACATGGCTCGCGAATCACCAAAACAAATATGGCTATTCAATGCGGGATAGTGATAGTTCTACTTATGAAAAAACTGCCGGATGGGAAAAAGAATACATAAATAGCTTCATGAAAGAGGCAAAATCAGGAAAATATGATTTTATCTTCGTTTGCCAAACGGAATCCGTCATAGACGAAATGGATAGGCAGAAGATTCCCTATGTAATTGTCGAACCTGACAATATCGTATGGAATGAACAAGAATCCAAAGAGCGAGCAAAGGAAAGACAAATCATTAAGCAGCAATGGTTCGGCAGGTTTATACTTCGAGATAATTCCCATATCAAAAATTTTTCAAAGTGGCTGAACCACATGAAAGATATTTACGATGAACGAACGGGACTTGGTTTCATCGTAAAGCATAATCCGGTATCGTTTTTCGTCTTAAAGCAAAACCAGTACCTTTCGGATATCATCGATGACCTGTACTGGAAAAAGCAGCATTGTGATGCATACATAGTTTAAGAAATGGTGGTCTTATAAAAGATGACCTTACACTGGCAGACAGAAGTTGGACATGCAGTGGCTGCGGTACAACACATAACCGCGACCACAATGCCGCTATAAACATACGTAATGTTGGATTGTTGGGATTATATCCCGCATAAATCCAATTTCCTCACTCCCGCTATGCCGCCCGCAACAGCGGTGAAAGCTCATAGATACTTGGTCGCACGGACGGAACCGTGCTGTAAAAATCCATTGAGTGAGAATTATTGGAATCCTGCGGGATTTTAAGCCCCTCCTTCAGGTGGAGGTTGTTGACATATGAATAAAGCCCTTGAAATTAACTCGAATAAAGCCGTTCTTCTCAGCATCAAGAAGCAATGGCTTGAAAAAATTCTGAGCGGAGAAAAGACTATTGAGGTCCGAAAAACTATGCCGTGGGAAATTAGCTATCCTTTTGTAGTATTTTGCTACGAAACCAAAGCTAACGGTGGTGCTGGAAAAGTGACTGCCGCATTTGTTTGCCGTGACATCAATACACTCGATTGCCTGCGTGAGCTTCCGGCATATGCTATTGGCACGGAAGTGACCGAAAAGACCGCTCAATTCGTGAAGGACAGCTGCCTTACCGCAAATGAGCTGATTGCATACGGCAATAAGTCCGGCACTCTTTATTGCTGGAACGTTTCTGATGTCCAATCTATGGATATGTCGCTGCGAGAGCTCGGCGTTAAGCGAGCACCACAGTCCTGGATGTATCTGCGGATTCCTGATAACAAGACGTTCTGAACGATGTCTGTTTGGGCTGGCTACGTGTACAAGCCAAACAAAATATCAACTACACGATAAAAACACACTCGAATGAATGATTCATCGTGCGAACAACGCAGACTCTCGATTCTTGAGGGCCTGCTATTTTTTTTATTTCAGGAGGAAACATCAATGATTCTTTATCATATCATGGCAGACACCGGATGCCTGCCGGACGATGTCGTTCCGCAGATACCAACGAATCGGATGAAAGGGGAGGACCAGGAAATCCCAAGAATTTGTCTTGGGCATACCCTTGACGACTGCCTGACCAGCATCGGCATTGCGCATTTTGTCTCAAAATTCCTGCTCGCTGAGCTGCGTCGGAACAAAAAATACTCCAAGGACATGCCGTTACCGTTCATTGTCCGAATGTACAACATCAAGGACGAAGACCCGAATCTCTTGACCGAGGAAGAAACACAGAAATATGTGGCGGATTCTGTCGTGACCAGTGAATGCTGGCTCACAAGATACGAGAAACCCGTCAAAATCCAGAAACTTTGGCTTGTGGGTGGTGAAGTGGTGCTTTGGCCCTATATCGTTGACGGCGTTGTATACAATTACCCAATCGTCCGTAACTCAATTTGGGCAGACAGCAAAACCTTGCCGGACCCGGAATTTCAGAATCAAATCATGGATATCACTCAGAAATGGCTTAACGAAGCCTGAAAAAGAAGCACATCAAAAGCTCTTGCACATCCTTGCGAATTCCATAGTATTAAAGTTGTACGACAGATAACATCTACTTTGCACACCGCGTGCTCGTACAATTCATAATTCTGTTCTCATTCAAGGCAGACTCATCTTCATGATGGGCCTGCCTTTTTTTGTTTACAGAAAAAGGAGGAATTCAAAACAAACCACAAATCTCAAATCACAATCTTCCGCTACAAGGAAAAGACACAAAAAAGGAGTCACAAAATGAAAGTCGAAAAGAATAATAACAGCATTTTTCGGAACAAGCATGTCCTGGTTGTCGTCGCGGTGATGTGTATTTTTACCATCATCGCCTGCATGGGTTTTATGCTTTCTGTTCCTGCACACGCAGAGGAAAACATAGCTCCCAAAACCGAACCTATCGCTTTTTCCACTCCCATTGAAACGGTGAATGAGCTCGATAAAGCGTTCCCGATAACGGAAACTTCCGAAGAAGCGCAGGAGGAAATTATAACTGCTGAGGTCGAATCTTCCGATGCTGCAGAACCGGAACCACGGATTGAGACCGCAGAAGCAGCCATCGAAGAAGCCAAACCGAAACCCGAAACAATCCCAGATAATCTCAACGACAATGAGCTTGAAATCTACACAGCTCTGCGGTCCGCTGGCCTTTCAAAGGCCGGTACTGCCGCAGTGATGGGCTGCATGTCGATGGAAAGCGGTCTTAAAGCCTCGGCCGAAAACCCTTCGGATGGCGGCTATGGACTCCTGCAATGGACTTATAGCCGAAAGACAGACCTTTTCAACTGGTGTTATGGCAATGGCTATGACCCCAACACCGTTACGGGACAGGTGATGTTCTTCGTGTATGAGCTCAATAGCACATACAGCAAAGCCGCCAAATACTCATATCCGGTGTACGAAACTCTCACTACAAGCGACAGCCTGGAAGATTGCCTTTCGATGTTCTTCTCCCATATGGAAGCAGGAACCAACGTGATAATCTCTTCCCGCAAAGTCTATGCAGGAGGGCTGACCACGTTAGACCTGTACCGCAAACGCTTAACTGCCGCTTACAAATACTTCATTTGAATTAGGAGGAAGTCACAATGAAAGCAACCGTTTATCTGTCCCGAAAACTCTTGAACCAGTTAAAGGTAAAAGAAACCGAAAGCAAAGACCTTATGCTAACCCATAACCTACACAACATCATCATCAACGGTAAGCGTGTTGGCTGCTCTGGCCACATTCAGAACGTTCTCAACAATAAGTGCGTTTACGTCAGCACTGAAAAGAGTTGCTATCAGCCCTTGTCTGACAAGAACATGGTTCGCTATGCCGCCAGTATGAAAGATTACTCCTCTGTATTGCTCGGCGCAAAAGGACGTAATCAGTTCGTGACCAATGATGAGTTGGTTGGAAAAATCATTGATATGCTCCGATAAGGGCATAAACAGAAAGAGAAAAAGCTCATGAAAACCGGCATCAAAAGTCAGATAGTAATAGTATTTGCTGTGGCAGCTGTTCTGCTCATTGTTATGAGCGTCTGTGCAATTGCGGAGAGCATTACCTTTGAGAAGGTTGCTGCTCTCGCTGCAAGCGCACTTGCCTTGAACAAATGCTGCGGCATCCTGTTAAACTAAGGAGAAAAAATCATGAAGAATAAATACAAAGTTGTTGCCTTGGTTCCTTTGGAGTTCTCTGTTGAGGGAAGCTCCGATTCCAAAGAGGCAATCGAATCCGTCAAAAACATTTTCGAAGCGTGTCGGAATGATAACGACTGCGCGGACATCGTTTTTGATGGCATCGAAGAGTCACTTCGTCACGACAGTATCGAGTACAAAGTTGAAGCCGCCCAGCCTGAACCTGAGGTGAAGGCAAATTCCGATATCCGTTCTGTTGCCTCCGATATCTGCGACGTCTTCGAGAACTATCTCGACGAAAACGGTGTCTATATTGTGTGTGACGATGCAGACGAAGAGCAAGACCGAAAAGCAAACGAAAGCGGCGCGATGTTGTATGGCATGGAATATTGGCATCTTGTCGAAGATGTCGAGTTCCGTGTGAATCATATAAATGCACAATACAAGCTGTTCACCGTCTTTGATATTATGGAGGCATTTGATAAACTTCTCATTTCCAAAAAGCTTGGTGACTTTGTACCGAGCGGCGAAAATCGTTACCGTTTGTATGCAAAAATCCTGAGCTGTCTGCGTTCTATCAGGGAGAAATTGTAATGAAAGGCTGGAACAGTTCTAAGCACCCCATTCTCACCGCAAACCAGATGCCTGCGCCGATTCATTGGAACCCAATGAACGAGGATTGGAAAATGCGGCTTACCAAAAGCCAGATTTACAACACCTCTTCTGGTTTCGATACTCAAACGCTCGATGCTATGAAGAAGCTGCATGACAAAATCCTCACATTTGGCGGGGATGAAGTCTGCATGACGGAATTTGACGAAGACGCCCCAAAAATCCTCAAACGCGGCCGGTTCTTTTATGGCAGCAGCTATATGAGGAAAGGCCAGGATTGCCAGTGCCATTACAATTCTGCACGGCTTTGGTATAAAAACAAAGACCGGTGCTTTATTGCAACGGGCTATGCTCTTTCCGAAGACGGGCTCTGGCGCTGTCATTCCTAGGTCGTTCAGCCAATGGCACGCACCGTTCGCGTGTGGGAAACCACCGTCAAGCGTGTTGCCTATTTCGGCGTGGTTTTGACCAGCGAGGAATGCGAAGACTTTGTCGAGAACAACACATAACAATTGGGGAGGTTACCCAACATGGGTGAACAACTACATTTCAGTATGGATGGTGAGTTCCTCACCGCCATTGCACGTGACTGGTTCTGGAATATGGACAAGCCGTATAAAAAGTGTGAGGAGCTGCTGCTCTCCTGCATGATGGGTGGCAACGAGGAAGAAAAAAGGCATGTTTGCCAGGACATTATCGAAGGCCGGAAAAGACTTGTTGGTGTCAATGAGTTTGAACTTGTCGATGACAATGTTCATGTTCGTTCCCTCGGGCAGAAGGTTGAGGAGCTTCAACACAGGATGCTGGTCAATCAAATTCGTGAGGATATGATTGCACATCCGCTCAATTATGTTGACCGCTTTGCTATGACTGATAGCTATGAAACGCTCTGCACCAATGCAAAACATCATTATATCGATTGCAGCTATGACGGTATCAAGTGCTTCCTCTATGGGAAAACGGGTTATTCTGATGCATTCAACAACGGTGCATGGCTTTTTACCCACCCAGACCTTGTTGCAGAATTCAATGGAGAACCGCTTCCTGAGCAGGAATCCAACCCGGAATTCTACAAAACCGATTTTTGGACCAAGCTTGCCTCTTGGATTGAAGCAAACATGAAAGGCACATCCGTTGAGCGCCGTCAGCGACTGTACAACAGCTATATCAGTGATAGACCCATTCAGCATCAGCTGACCGAATATGGTCTGATTGCTCCCGATGGAACCTGGTATGCCTGCGAGTTTGGCGAGCACGCTGCCCTGGCTGGCCGCATCATCATGCGCAATCGAGAAGCGTTTGGTCTTTCTGACCATGAAGTTCTCAATATGGCGTATGACTGGAGCGGCAAGGGTCTCGATTTCCTATATAAACGCAGTTGGATTGCCATTCGTAATCCTTCGATGGGCAATACATTCCTCGATATGGATGAGACCAAAACCGCAACAAAAGCTCAAGTAAATACCATTTTTGACTATATTTCTAAATTCAACCGCTATGACATGAATGTTTCCAAGGTCATGGCTGACTAAAAAAGGAGATTTTTATTATGACTTCCAATATGACTATGACCGCTATTTCCATCTGTAATTTTCTGAAACTCATCGTGAAAAGCACGGTTGAGCATTACACCGAGGATTTCAAGCTGGACATAAAGATTTTTAAGCGCTATGCAAAAGAAGCGCAGGAAACTGGAAAGCCCGTATCGATGCTCTGGTTCTGCCGCTCTTGTGGAACGTATCTCTGCCCTGAGGAAGATGCATACAAGAAAGATACTCCCATGTTCATCACGTTCAAATACTATGATGAGCAGGAAGAGGAAGAAGCCCGGACCATTAAGGCTTTTCTGGTCACTGTGACAGGGATGGAAGGACAAAAGCCAGTTGGCTATATCACTCCCATCAACTATGCGGATGAATGTGACCGCATTCGCCGTTACGCAGTACCTGCCGAAAAGGTCGAGCTTGTCTATGATAAAGGTTCCCTTGTCCAGAACAATGGCAACTATACGATTCTGAAGCATCCCAAGCTTGGTACACTTCAGAAAACGAAATTCTTGGCCGATGACCCTGACGCGCTTGATTATGCGCTGCATATGGCTCGCAATGAGAGAAAGGCAGGGTGACAGCCATGAAAACGATGGTTACATTGACTCACGAAGAAGCCCAAAGCTATTTGGCGTACGCTCTGATTTGCGAAACGATGGAAGGAGCCTTTTGGAATTCCGGACGCCGCCGCAGACTATACAGCAAGACGTTTACCGAAGCCGAACAGAGGCAGATTCCCCGCATCAAAGCCACTGCTCACAAATGGTGTTTGGTTACTGGTGTTCCTGAAAAGGTTCGCATGAGATACAGCACCTATTTGCTGTGGCAGAAACTCGCGATGTTCTGCGCTAAAATTTAATTTTTCATTACCGCTGCCCATTTGGGTGGCGGTTTTTTGTTGCGGATTTATGCGAACGGCCTATAATCAGAAATGTACGATAGATAACAGTTATCGAAAAGGCACCCTGCCCCTTCGCACACTTAACAATGCGCTTTAGGCGAACTTCCCATTTGGGTGGTTCGCCTTTTTGCGTATAAAAGAAAGGAAATAATCAAAATGAATGAGTACGAAGCAACAATACAAATCAACCCAACCGACGATATCAAGTTCATACTTGAGGAGCCCGGCTGCTATGAGTCTGAAATTGAAATGATGAAGGCCGGTGGCACCTATGATGCGTTTGTCAAGCGTGTCTATGATGCCATCGACTGGTCTCATCTGTTTGAGCGTATTGCTCAGATGGAAAACGAAGCCATCACGGCAGCTATCGACAAATTGTCTGATAGCATGATTTGATTGTTAGGAGGTAAATACTATGTACATTCTCATTAAAAACCAGGAAGGCGAAAACATGAATCTGCTTTCCCAGAACACCGATTTCAACGCCCTGCTGGCAGCCATGAAAGCTGACATTGAGGCAGAGTACGAAAAGGCAACAGGCTCTGCGATTAACCTGGATGAAGATTCCGGAAGCGATTATGAAGTCGGTATCAACGTTGAGGACAGTGCTGCTGAAGGCTTCTGCCTCGCATCCGGGTATATGTACGGCGCAGACAGCAATTTTGACTGGGGTATTTTCAAAGTAAAGTCTCAGAAAAGCAATACCGCAGCAAAACCCTACATTGGCCTGGATATGAACAAGTTCTTTCGGCAGAAAATGCTGCTGATTGACCTCTCGGCAAAAGTAAAGGACCTCGGCTATGACCATCTGGCCGATGAGCTTTGGGGCGCAATCGGTGTCTTCGACGCTGTACAGGATTCAGCTGAAGGAGACGGTGTTTTCACTGCTCCGGAAGCGGATGAAGAAACCGGTCTGTTCCTTGACGATTTTTATAACGACGTTCTGGAAAAGATTCTGAACGCCGACAAGAAAAAGGAGGAAAAGTAAGCCATGAGACTCTACATCCAAGGCGAACACGGTAAGCTCCTGACTTTTACAAAATGAAGGCTGGGAAAGCCCACGGTTTCAACCGTGGGGTGAAAGGCCAACACTAAAGAAACATTCTGAGGGTAACAATCAGAATTGACACATTCATGTTGTAATGATTCATATGTGCTTAACGCATTTGTATCGCTATAAAAGTTAGCCAGAAGCTCTACGACTTTAGTCGTGGGGTGAAAGGTGTCTAAGTAAAAAAATAGTTGCTGTCTATCTTCGGATAGGCAGCTTTTGTTTGCCTGTGCTTGCGAATTGCCTATCATGAATAGTAGAGCTCAAATGAAAGGAGGACGCTATTTATGCGCATGGTTGTTAAAACTTACAAGTACAAGCTGTACAACAGTGCAAAACGCACGAGTATCGTGCTTTGATTATTCCGGCACCTGTTATTCATCTTTATGGTGAGCAGGGCCAGGATGAATCGGATTGGTTTGCGTCAACAACCCCGCCTTAACCAGTCCGCTGGTTATAGATGGGGCTTGCAGGGCAACCCGTAAGCCCGGTTGATTAGCCTAAGTCTGCTGCTCCAGCGGCAGGAAACTACGTTGTGTACTAATAATATAGGCACCTTACTCATGCTCCACAAGTGGTAAGCACTGCGGACGGCTCGTTAAACATCTCTAAGGGTAGGAGAAGTGCGAACGTCATGTCGAAAGGCTAAAACGGTATAACAACATTGGCGATGTGGACCACAGGGCGCAAGCCCTGACTTATCGATTTACAACTATTATACGAAAGGAGTACCTTGCATGAGCACTTGCGCTTGTGTTCTCAGTAAGAATGGCGAACGCCTGATGCCGACTATCCGTCTTGGCAAGGTACGCCATCTTCTGAAAGACGGAAAAGCAAAAATCATTAAGCATCATCCATTTACTGTTCAGTTACTGTATGACAGCGAAACGAATATTCAACCCATTGAAATCTGTGAGGACGTCGGTTACAACTACATCGGCATCAGTGTGAAAAGCCAATCTCACGAGTATGTATCTGCACAGTATGATACATTGCAAGACGAGAAAAGCTGTCACGATGCTTGCCGTAGAATGCGCCGAACTCGCAGAAACAGGCTACGTTACCGCCAAAAGCGCTTTGACAACCGCAAACGTGACAAAGGCTGGCTTGCACCCTCTCTTAAACATAAGAAAGAACTCAACGTCAATGTCATTAAAATGTATTGCGAAGTTGTGCCTATTACGCATGCAACCGTTGAAGTTGGTTCTTTCGACACAATGCTTGTAAAAGCAATCGAGGAAGGTAAAGCTACACCAGAAGGCGCAGATTATCAAAAAGGCCCTCGCTACAATTTAGCAACCTTGCGGGAAGCAGTATTCTACCGTGATAACTACACCTGCCAAGTTTGTGGGCGCGAAGCCAGTGAAGGTGCAATTTTGCACGTGCATCACATGTTTTATTGGAAAGGTCGCCATGACAATAGTCTCAGCGAGCTTATAACAGTATGCGAGAAGTGCCATACACCAGCTAACCATCAAAAAGGCGGCAAGCTCTATGGATTCGGTGAAGATATAAAGTTTGCCAACCTTTCTGGTGCAGCATTTATGAACACTGTACGCTGGCAAATCGTTAATGAACTTTACGCTGCTTTTGGAAAGCCGTTCGTCACATTCACTTATGGCGCGATGACCAAGGAAAAGCGAATTGCCCTTCATCTTGAAAAGAGTCATAACAACGATGCGTATGCAATGGGCGAGTTTCATCCAAACTGCCGCTGTACGTTTGAACATTATGAAAAGGTAAGGCGTAATAATCGCATCCTTGAAAAGTTTTATGATTCTCGCTACATTGACATTCGTACAGGAGAAATAGCTACTGGAAAAGAGCTCTTCAACGGTAGAATCAACCGCAGCCATAAAAAGGATTCTGAAAATTTGCACAAATACCGTGGAAAAAGGATTCGTAAAGGCTATCGTGCGCTACGTCGCAAGAAAGTGGCCCTCAATCCCGGTGATTTGGTTTCTCTCAACGGGGAAATTCTTACTGTCCATGGCACTCATACCAAAAAGAATGGTTCTGTAAACGTAGAATTCAAAACGCCATCAAAAAGCGGTAAAAAATCCACAAGCCTTAAAAAGCTGAAAATTATTAAAACGATAAGCCCCATGCGCTCTGCGTGGGATAAAGTATCTTAAAAACTCAAGAAAGGAGACATAGGGTATTTGCATTTACTGAGTGTACCTCAAATATACTCTTAGTCAGCGCATTCCTCGCCGCCTAAGTCGCAAGCGACTATAGACGGTGTACCCTGCGCACAAAATTTATGGATTTTGGCAATGCGTTTGCGACCACAGACGTTTTTGTGAATCCGCGCAAGGGAATTCCTTTCGTGCAGTGTTCCACTGAGAATCAACTTTCTGATTTCAGGAAAGCTGATTCCCATGAATAATATCTGACTCGTATCTTTGCGGTCGTTCCTTTTGGAGCGGCCGCTTTTTTTGTTTTCAGTTTCCTTGCGCAAATGTGCGACTCTCATAAAATGAAAATTAGGGAGGTGCTGTTTTGAAAATTCAGAGAATCATGCCTGCAACTACTCATTCCATGAAAGACGCGTTACCGCTTGGGACTATCCTGACGGTGAAAAATGTTGCAGACCAGAAATATATTGTGGTCGGCTATGACACAAGTTCTTTTCCGCATAACTACTATGCGGTTCCCTGGCCGCAAGGGTACATGGGTGAAGAAAATATGTACTTGGTAGGATTTGATGATATTGCGAAAGTTCTGTGTCGCGGCGGAATCAATGAGGAATCCAGAGTTTTCTTGCAGGCACTGGATGATGTGTTGAACGGGAGGTGACACGGTGACGGTAAAAGAGCTGAAGCATATGCTTGAGAACGCGGACGACAATGCTATCGTCGTTGTGCGAAATAACTGGGCTCCGGCGGAATTCCTGAATACCTCTGCTCGGAAGATGGTGCTTGTGAAAACAAATGGCAAGCTCATGACGCCGAAATGGGCCGAGGCGAGCGGGTATATCTGCGAAGGCCCTGCTATGTCGGCAATTTTATTCGATTGAGGTGAGAAAAATCATGCCCGATAAAAAAGTGGCCACGCAGGCATCTGATGGACCCTGGGAACGCGAAACCATCATCACATTCAATGATGCGGAGAAGAAAGCATCCTACTACACCTGCAACAAAGCTCGTATGGAACAGCTAAAAGAGCTTGCCAAAGAGTACCCTGATGCTGTTAAAATCACGCGGGATGAGGACTGGTGTATGGAGGCAGATATGCCCAAGAAATGGGTCAAAATCAAGCCGCCTCGCAAGTTGACTGAAGAGCAATATGCGGAACTGGTCAGACGCGGCAAAGAACTTGCAGAACGGCAGCGGCAGCTAAAAAACGAAACGAAGGAATAAACCGGCTTCATATGCCGGAAGAGGAGAATATAAAATGTACAATTCTTACAGCGCATTGAATCTTTTGGGCGGTATGCTCTATACGGTGATTCTTCTGGTGGTAGCGTATTTTGTGCTCAAAATCGTCGCCAATTGGAAAATTTTTGAGAAGGCCGGGCAGCCTGGCTGGGCATCCATCGTCCCGTTCTACAGCAACTACATCGAATTCAACATTTACTGGGGGAACGGCTGGTTGTTTCTGATTCCGGTCTTGCTGAGCCTTTTGTCTGGCATCCCGCTGCTCGGCAATCTGTTCCTGGTTGTTGCCCTCATCATCGGTGCTATTACCAACTACAAGAAAGCTGTTGCGTTCGGTGAAGGTATTGGTTTCACGATTGGTCTTTGCCTTCTGAATCCGGTGTTCAACATGATTCTTGCTTTCGGCCATTATGAGTATCACGGTATCCCGCAGGATGGCTATTCCTATTCTCAGCTCAAGACCAAATATGAGGAAAAGAAGGCTGAACAGCAGAACAACCCCGGTACTGTTCAGTATCAGGCTCCCGAGACTCCCAAAGAGCCGAGCCAAAATGTTCAGTATCAAACTCCGAATGCCCCTGCTGAGGTTCAGACCCCGCCAACTCAGCAGAATCAAAATCAGGACAATGGCTGATATTATTTGGGTCGTTGTGTTTCTCTGCGTTCTCATCGCGTCCTGCTTTGGAATGTACTATTTCCAGGGTGAGAACAAACAAAAATTTGTGTGTTGCTTTTTGCTGGTAGCATTATCTTTTGGAGTCCTTGCGTTTCGGCTTCTGGATATTGCATATACGGTGATTAACGCAGCTGTCAAAGCCGCACAATGACCTTTTTGCAATTCTCAAACTGTTTTTGGCAGACCTTCCAACCGAGGGCCTGCCTTTTTTATTGTTGCCAGGAGGAAAATCTATGAAAATCCGATTCTATACAAACAACAAAGAAGCTATTGTATTCGACCTTGAGGATGTTTTGAAGCAGCTCAACATTGAAGAGCAGGTAGCCACTGTCGGCCTTGTCATTGAAAAAGACGAGGCCGAGGTTGAGGCAATCGCTCAGACAATACAAGACGATTATCCGAACATGTACCTTCAGGCAAAAGAATACGGGCGAAATCTGACCTTGGCTTGTGCGGAGCTTCCGAACCCTACTAACCCGGATATTGTAACCTACCTCTATGCGGGCGATGATGCTACGGAAACTGACAGTTGGATTGCGAAAGTGAACAACACAATTCGTGCGCAAGGGGATAACAGTGAACGGCTCATCCATATTGACTCGAATCTCGCTGCCGTGGTAGAAGCAAACGAAACGGAACAAGGATACTACGCTTCCACCGTGGCGCAGCATGACAAGGCTACAAACGAAATGCTGAGTTTTCGACAGATTGCAGAGTCGTTGGAAGCTGTTGGGGATAACTACAAGTACCAGAGCGCAAGCAACATTCTGACTGCAAGAACCAAAGCAGAGCGGAACTATATTGTCCGGCTTATCAAGATGTATTGCGACGATACCAAATACCTTTCCGGTGCTATGCCGCAAAGTGAGTACCCGTTCTGTGTCCAGAACGTTGACGCTCTGAACCAGCGTGATGCGCAGTGGTCCGAAATCAAAGAGTATCTTGCACAGGACGAGAATCGCAACAAGCTGGATGTGATTCTTGGCTTCGTGCCGGATGAGGAGAGCGACAAGACTCTAATTCTGCACAGCATTGAAGAAAAAGGGAAGGCCATGTCTGATTCTGAAATCGAAAAAGCATATAATTTGCTGTTTGGTGACTGTAGCAATGAATGAATAATCTTGCGCTTTCGTTCGAGACCCGTATAATTTAGCTTGTACGATAGATACCATCTACTAAGCACACTGTGTGCTCGTACAATTCACACTTCGCTTTAAGGCGGACTTCCCACACCGGGAGGTTCGCCTTTTTGCGTACAAAAAAAGGAGTGTTATAATGGATAACGTATGGACAAATCTTGGCAACCGACTCGAAACTGCTTGGAAAAGACCAACAAGGCCCAACTCTAAACGCCCGAAAGACGGTGAAATCATCGACGAAGAGAAATCGGTGCGCTGGAACAGGGAAGAGGTCGTTCGCCGACAAAAAGCCTGGGATGCGGAATGCTCTCGGCTGAAGAAGGCGCAGAATGCAGAAATCGAACACATCTCGGAAGCTATCGAACTTCAAATTCAGGAAGACATCAAAGCCGAAACGAAACGCAGCATTTCCAAAAAGGCTGCAACCATCCTCTGGCAAAAAGCCTACGACCGTGGCCACGCCTATGGTTTCGCTGACATCTACTGTGCCATCGAGGACTACGAGGAGCTGGTTGTTGCCGTACTCACAAACGCCCGCTGAACTCAACCACAAATCACAGAAAGGAAAAAATATGAAATTAAACGAATATCTCACAGAAAACGGCGTCAAGCTGATGATTAAAGGCTCCGGAGAAAATTATCCTCCACGCCAGACAAACGACCTCGGTATGTACGATTACGCCGAAGGTCTTGAAAACGTCATCGGCAAAATGGCTTGGATTTGCGATTATCGCGCAAATGCAGACCCGACCAAAAAGCCGATTCGTAACATCAAGCCTACCCCGGTTGTTGTAACGGACGCAAAAGAAACGAGCAAAACCATCTATTATTCTCCGGTCTATTTTCGGCCGGTAAATCGGGGTAAGATTTCTTCAACCGTCATTGCCCCATTGGACAACACCGGGTATCGCTGCTGCTCCGGCACTTCCGTCAACATCTTCTACACGAAAGAAAAGTGCGTGAAGTGCTATCGGGAGCAGGTTCGACAGGCAAACGAGATTTATGAGAAAGAGAAGGCTCGCATCATCAAAGAGTTCGACGCTCGCATGCAGATTCTCAATGATTCTCTCACGCCGTTCAACGATGTCCCGCAGAGCGACTACACCGTTGTTGCAAAAATGGATGTTACGAACGATTCTCTCGGATACAATGAGAAAAATCGGCATTTTTATCTCGAGACGACCCGAACCATGATTCCGACTCGCTATACCATCGAAATGCTCAAGATGCAGGCACTGATTGGCCTGGTGGATGAACTCCGTGCAAACACCACCTGGCAAAAGGGCGTCCCTTTCCGTATCCTTATCAGAACAACAGTTTTCGTGGATGGTATTGAAGATGTCAGCCAGGCCACAACGGAATCTCAAACCATTACCCTTTGATGAACTATTAAGAGCGCACGCCCCGTCTATAGCCGTAAGGCTTAGGTGGGGAGGTTCACAAAAAAACAAAACAATACATATGTGAGGTAAAATGTTATGTCTAACAACATGTCTATTTCTTCCATCAAGGAACATTATAATAATCTCTGCACCAAAGCCAAAGAATGGAGTGCCGCCTACTATGAGCAGGATGCTCCGGTTGTAACGGATGAGGAATACGATTCCGTGATGCACGAGATTCGTGATATCGAAGCGGCACATCCTGAGTTCGTGACCGCTGACAGCCCTACACAGGTTGTTGGCGGCAAGCGTGTTCTCGGTATTCCGGTTGAACACCGTGTACCGATGCTTTCTCTGCTTGATGTGTTTTCCGATGATGAGGTCCGCAGCTTTGTGGATTCGGTGAAAGCTGAATACTCCGATGTAACCTTCTCTGTGGAGCGCAAAATCGACGGTCTGAGCTTGTCTCTTGTCTACGAACGTTCTGACGATGGTCTTGCCTATCTGACCCAGGCTTCGACGCGCGGTGACGGCCATGTTGGTGAGGATGTGACCGCCAATGTCGCAGCCCTCACTTGCCTGCCTCGCAGCATCGAGCTGCCCAAGGGTATCGGCAAAATCGAACTCCGTGGCGAGTGCTATATGTCGGAAAAGGACTTTGAAGCAGCCAATGCAAAGCAGGCGGAAGCAGGGAAGAAGCTCTTTGCGAATCCCCGCAACTGCGCTGCTGGCTCTCTGCGTCAGGCTGACCCGTCTATTGCACGGGAACGCAATCTGCAGGTGTTCGTTTTCAATGTTCAGAGCGTCAACAATGGTGATGCAGCACAGTTCAGCCCGTATCATTGTGACCAGCTGAACTATCTGCGTGACATCTGCGGTTTTAAGACCACCTATTACGCTCATTGCAATGACATTGATAGCATCTTGGCAGCCATTCACGACATTGAGGAAAAACGCTATGATATCGATTACCCGATTGACGGCGCAGTCATCAAAGTCGATGAACTGAGCATTCGCCAGAAGATGGGCGAGCGCACCAAAACCCCGAAATGGGCTATTGCATACAAGTATCCCGCAGAGGAAAAGGGAACTGTCTTGCGCAACATCCAGCTGCAGACGGGTCGTACCGGCCGCGTCACTCCTGTCGCGGTCTTTGACCCTATCCAGCTTGCCGGAACCCGTGTGGAGCGTGCAACGCTCAACAACGCCAACTTCATCAAGACTTTGGATATCCGTATCGGTGACACGATTGTCCTGCACAAATCCGGTGACATCATCCCGAAAATCACGATGGTGGAGCTGGAAAAGCGCCCGACAGACGCTGTGCCTTATGACATGGCGAAGCAGGTCTGCCCCGTTTGCGGTGCGCCTATCGCACCGGTCAACGGTTCTGTGGACCTCTACTGCACCAATGACGCTTGCCCGGCAAAGACTGTGAATCGCGTTATCCACTTTGCCTCGAAGCCCTGCATGGACATCAAGGGACTTGGCCCTCAGATGATTCAGGACTTGGTTGACAGCCGGTTCATTGAGAACCCCGTTGACCTGTACTGGCTCTATGAGGAGGAAGGTGAACTGACCAACATGTATGGCGCGAAGATTGCCAAGAAGGTTCTTGCTGCCATCGAAAAGTCCAAGGAGCAGAATGCCGACCGCGTCCTCAAGGGCCTTGGCTACCGTCTCATCGGCGGTCATGTTGCTCGTGCGCTGTTTACTCAATGCAAGGCTACGAACGGCAACCTTCTAACACTGTCCACGCTCAATGTAGATACCATCAAGGAGTACAACATTCCCGGCTTTTCTGATGCTATCTATGCTGCGCTCGATGCGATGCTTTCCAGCGCTGAATTTACGCAGGAAGTCAATACCTTGCATGATGCCGGTGTCAATCTTGACTACCATGCTCTGGCAGGTGCCAATGATGAGTCTGCACCGCTCGCTGGCAAGACATTCGTTATTACCGGTACACTGCCTTCCATGAGCCGCGATGAAGCCAAGACTTATATCGAAGCGCATGGCGGCAAAGTCTCCGGAAGTGTCTCCAAGAAGACGAGCTATCTCGTTGCCGGTGAAGCTGCCGGTTCCAAGCTGGATAAGGCAAATTCGCTGGGCGTGCCCGTTCTGAGTGAGGACGACCTCAAGGCCATGTGCCAGTAAGGAGGTCTTGTGGTATGTATGACTTCGACCGCATCGTAAAAGCTGCGGAGTCCTGTGACTTTCACGACGCATTTGCCTCTGACATCAAACGCTGTGAAAATGCTCTTGGCATGGGTGGCCTCATGGCAATCAATGCTGAATGTTGGCTTGATGTCTTGAGCGCCATGCCGGACGCTGAAATCGCAGAGTATGTCCACACTAAGTATAAGCCCGGTCTCTTGAATCCGTTTAAGGGAACGTCCTTGTACATCAAATCTTAACCTCTTGCCGCTTGCCCTTCACAGGGTGAGCGGCTTTTGCTAATATGTGCGAATCGCGTACACTAAAATAATAGAAAGAAGGTATCAATAATGAAATCACATGAAGCTCCTGTTACCGAAAGCATGCAACAATGTATCGACTATATCAAGCAGAATGAAGATGAAATCGCAGAATATGTGAATTCGCTTTTTCTTGCTCAGAAGGATGTAATTAGAGAGCAGATTTTGGAGAGTTTGGCAGCAATGCTGAACCCCATTCCCACTCATTATGAATGGCGCAGCAATGATTGCCCGTATGATTATTCTGGTGAATTGTACGAAGATGGAAAGGTATCTTTGGAGCAGACTGTTAGTGAATTTCTCGAGAGCGAATATACTGGTGCAAGCCGCGCAACCTATGTATCTCACTATGGTCTATCATATAACACATATGGGGATAGCCTCTCGGACGACACCCTTGAGATTGGCTGCTCCATTATGACCGATGGAATTAAAGATTTCGTACAGAGGAATGCAGGGATTCTGTGTGAACGATTCTCCCGTGAAGAATTTTTCGACATCAAAACCGAATGTAACGAATTTGACCCGATATACGACGAATGCCGCGCCAGCGATTTCTTTTGGGCTACTGCCGCTGTAGAATTTGCAGGCATTGACAAAATGACTTTGAAAGAAGTTCTCGCCGCAGTATAAATTGTCACGAAAGCCGTTCACCGTTTGGTGGACGGCTTTTTCTTTTTGACATTTTTTGCGATTTCCCGATAATAGTGGAAACACCCAAAACAACGTGGAAACGTGACGATGCCTTGGCTAGTATCACCTCAAACTATACGGTAAAAGCTAATCTTACTTCCGGTGATTGGAGCGGCACGGTGTCTTTTGCCTGCACCATTTCAGGAAACTAAATATCCGGTCTTCCAAATTGTACGATGTGCCGTATATATTATTTTCGTAAAAACTTGGTATTTTGGGTTGACGGCACGTGCGATATCCATAGAATAGATAATGTAACAGAGATATCATTGATTTGCCATAGTTCATATACCTCCTGGAAGAAGGACAGATGCCCATATTGGGTTTCTGTCCTTTTTCTTTTTGAGGATTTCCGCAGATTTTCTGCGTTTTATATAGATTTATCCCACGGAATGTGGACTTCTGACAGCCGAAGAAAAGGCTGATTATGCGTACAATCAGCTGTGCTTTGAACCTCAATCCCACAAAGGTTGGCACTCCGTCAAGGATGCTCTGAACAACTACGCGACCAGCTGCTGCTCTGCGATAAGTCAGCTCTGGGATGGCGTTGGCAAAGTTCAAAGGCACTTTGACTACGGTCGAGCGCAGCAAGCCGCAACCTGAACCTTTTTAGTACCTTCACAATTACATATCTCTTTTGCGCGAATTGAACCTTAAAAAGCTATATGCTGGAAGTCATTTCTAATTGAACCTGTATCTCTGGTCGGCAAACGGACACACTCATTCATGAGCGAGAACACAAGTTTGCCGGGTTGATGTGCAGGATTTGAAGCGAATCTCTTCCTTTTGTGCAAAGTTCAATTCACTATTGACAGTCCCGGTGAGGCAAAATTTAGACTCACACGTTCGAGAAGGACACGCCCATTTATGAGTGAGAACAAAATTCCCGAACAGGCTGCGGCTCAGGAGTCACGCTCGCAATGCCGGGATGCTGGTAGAGGATTTCACGGACCACAAATGCTGGCAAACGCTACAATATTTTCGCGTTCATGCTGTTATTTCAAAATCTCAGGATAAGTGTATCCTTTCGGAGGACACGCCCGCTTGCGAGTGAGAACGAAATCTAAAGGGACCTGACACAAATCCCGCCTTTTTGGCGCTGATAGCTGAACTGCGGACGGATGAAGTGGCCCACGTGGCGGCCATGACGGCTTTTCCGACTTAAAAATTTATAGTCGGCTGGACTGGTAATAGGAGTTCAGGAGCCCGATTTCTCCTGAAAAACGGACCCTGCCCAAGAATGTCAAACGAGTTGGCAATGTTCTTCAGGCATTTGTTCGCGTCCCCTGTAGTAGAGCTCTATATATTATATATAAAGGGCATTGATAAGTAAGAGAGACTACTAGATTTGAACTGAGAAGGATTGGCTTAGAGTTAGCTTAGGATTGCTTAGGATTAGCTTTGAGTTCCTTGGGATTGGCTTTGTCATAGCTTTGCCTTAGGAAACCCACTATTCCTTAGCTGCAATTTGGCGGCCGTTGCGGGTTGTTGCGAGTTGTGTCCACTGCCGTTTGGAGCGTAGCTGCCTTGCTTTTGGGCTGGTGCTTCTTTGCTCCCTGGCATTCGCGTAGTTGCTCATCCTACGTCCCGGGTCTTAGCTTGCGTAGCTGCTCCATTGGGCTTCGGCTGCCTGGATTCCTTGCTTCTTGCATTTGTGTCTAAACTGCTAACAATTCGCCCTTCGCATTGAGGGCATGTTCGGCTCATGGTATAATTAAATCATAGCGAGAGGAGCTGGACATGAAGCGATATCGGTACTTATGCATCTGCAGAAAGAACAAGCAATTCTGCCAATACGCCTGCATTCACCGTGTTGCATTTTCCAGATTCCCATTGTGGCGGGTTCCGAGATTTTGCTGCTTGAAGCGGCTTGGGACCTGTACGTACCAAAGCGTGCGGAAGGTGATTGTGTGAGCAGCAGCATGATTCTTGAACATCTCGATGCCTGGCAGGGACAATGCCTTGTCTTAACCATTGTGGTGATTCTTGCTATCGAATGGCTTGGCCGGAACTTGAGTCTCTGGCTTGTCATGAAAGCTTTCGGCACAAAGACGGCAAGGTTCTACGATACCCGCATTACGGCAATCGGTGTTATCCACCATGAGCTCTCCCATCTCCTGGTTGCCATCTTCACCGGTGCTCGAATCGACGGCGTGAAGCTCTACAAGATTTTCCAGAAGCAGGATGACGAAGTTCTCGGCTATGTGAACTACACACCTCGTGGCCTTTATCCGTTTCGCTGCATCCAGCAGACCCTCATCGGCATTGCCCCAGGAATCCTCGGCATGGTTCAGATTTGCACCATGAGCCAGCTGCTTCTTGGGTTCTGGTCGAGTCTTGGCAATGACTGCTTCAAGCATCCTGCCATCTGGATACTCGCAATCGTCATGAGCCAGATAGCATATCATTCCTGCCCGAGCCGGTACGACATCCAGGGCTCGTGGTTCTGCATCGGCCTTGTGGTCCTTGCATTCTGTCTGTTCCGGGACAATATCTTTCCCACCTGGTTCGCCTTGCAGGTCATCCAGTGTGTGGCATTCGCCGTTATCCTTGCATCCGCACCCGTGATGCTCCTGAGCGTCATCGTGATGGTCGCTAAACTCATAAAGCACCTTGTCTTTGCTGGAGGTAAACGAATCTTTGAAGCTTGATAAACTCTATCTTCGCGTTACGGCTCTGCTCAATGGCCGCGAAGTTCACTACGACTATGTCATCAGCCCGAACGCCGATGACCTGACCGATGAAAAGGCCGACTTGATGAAACAGGAACTCTCGGAATCTCTGCTCAAAGACCTTCCGGCTGGCACCAAAATCATTAGCACTGAGTTCATCCCGGAAACGGAGATGATTGCTCCGATTTTCGACGGAGACCGGGTCACTCCCTGGCGGTTCCTCGATTACGTTGCAAACATCCTTTCTCCCGAACCTGACATGAACGGAAACCTGCATCCGAAATTCACCCCGCTCGCTGTTGTGCGCGTGATGGTGGACGATGATGTTTCGTTGATTCGGCTGGAAGAACGGGAACGAATTCGAATCATGGTCGGGAACTATGTCATGGAATTGACCAAAGCTCCGATTTACACCATACAGCAAATTACGCCGGACGATTACTGGCGTATTCTGAAAGGCATCGGTGTGATGCGAAACTTCCCGACCTCTCAGAGAATCCTCGTGAAGGTCGTCTCCTTGGCGGAACTCAAACGCTGCACGGAACGACGAAGGAAACGGTTCGAGGAAAATGAAAAGGGCTGAATCAACAGCTTGCCCCTTGCCTGCACGTTCGCCGGAACCCTCACACCCCGCCCACCAATGCATCGTTCAGAACGTCTGCAGTAACCTCGGTGAGCCTGGTTGCTAAATCTTTTGGCAGATACTTGTATTCCATTGCGAATCCCGTACACTGTGAAGTATCGTGAATACCCACAAACTTGAAAGGCGGTTTTTATCATGCTGAAAAATATTCTTGCCGTGATTGGTGCTGTGACGGTTGCTGCTGTTGCTTATGTGGCTTTCAGCGACCACGTGATTGTGAAAATCGAGCCTGATGAAAAATACCCTGAGGACCCCGAGAAGCCGGAAGAGCCGAAAGAAGTTGCTAAGCCTTCCGAACCCAAAAAAAAAGACCACAAGTTGACCTTCGATGAGCTTGTTCGCAAGATGGATGAATCCGAGGAACGCTTGGCTGAAGCGGAAGCAGCAGCCACCGCCAAAGACGATGACAATGATGAGGATGACGAGGACGATGAGCCCGAATCCAAAGTCGAAGAAGTCAAAATTCAGGATGACTCGGCTGAAACTGAGTGACAAGGAGTAAAAGCTATGGACACTGATACTCGTATTTCCGTGATTGCTGGACGGCCCGGAGCCGGTAAGACTCGCTGGGCTGCCAGGGAAGTGGTTGAGACGCTTCGCGACGTGAACAACGTCGTCATTTACATCGGCTTTGACCGGGAGTTTGAGCGTATCTGCCGGATGGTTTCGGACACCTATGGCAGCAAACCTCACGGCAAGCTCCTCTTTGCGTTGCAGGATGGCGCTGGCGAAGCAATCGGGAAGGCCGTTGATATCGCCAATAATGGGGAATCCCGCATGTTCTTGGGCAATGAGGATGACAACGAGTACCAGAACAATCGGCGGATGGTGTTTGTGTTCTATGACCAGTGCCGCCACGATATCTTCAACGGCCGCCGCGACCTCCTGAGAGCTGCTGCCAGGGCCGGGGTTCATGTCAATGTCCTTTGCCAGATTTTCAGCCAAATTGACCGGGGTGATATCAATTGGCTGAACGAATACTGCACGCCGTTCGTCATTTCGAAGTCCCGTGAACCGCGCCTGGCAACGCAGGAAGAGATTCAGGAAAAGTACCGTTAAGCCATCTGAACCATCTGTTGCCGGAGAACGGAAACCTATTTTCGCTGTTGCGGGAAGTTTTGCTGGCGTATATCATAAGCTGTACGGGCGGCCGATACAGGATGTCAGCCGGTATGAGACAGTCATCAATGGCTTAGACTAGAGAGGACGACAATGGCAAAGACACTGGTTATTGCTGAGAAGCCTTCGCTTGGACGCAGCATTGCGTCGGGACTCACCTGGTGGAAGAACGAACAGTTCACACGGCAGGGAAAAGACCGGAATACATGGCTGGAAAGCCAGAATTATATCGTGGCTTCCTCCGTTGGACATCTGTACGAACTCATTGACCTGGATGCGTATTTTCCGGATTATGAGCCGGGGAAAAAACATTCCTGGACGATGGAACGGCTTCCGTTCTTTCCCGACAACTGGAATTTTAAGTTCGAGGGGAAGGACAATGTCAAGGGCCTGATTCGAACTATCAATAGCCTGATGAACCGCACAGACGTTGATAAGATTTATAATGCCGGAGACCCTGACCGGGAAGGTCAGCGGTTGGTTGATGAAATCATCCATTACGGCCTCAAAAAGCCGAAACCTATCTATCGACTTTGGCTGCCTGATACGACCAATAAGACCGTCAAGCAGGCGTTTGAGACGGCAAAACCCAATGACGGGTATGCGGATTTTTCCTCCTCCGCAGAGACCCGCAGCGAGATGGACTGGCTCTTGGGAATTGAGCTGACTCGGTATGTGTCCGTCAAGGCAGGCACTTTTATCCGCATCGGACGCTGCGTCTGCCCGATTGTTGCCCATGTCATCGAACGCGAGAAGGCAATTCGGGATTTTGTTCCGAAACCGTACTCCGCCGTTTCCAGCAAGGAGAAGACGAACGGTGAGGACATTGAACTGACCAGTAAACGGACGTTCGAGGAAGGCCATGAAGCCGAAGCTCAGGCTCTGGCGGATGCCTTCAACCAGGCGGGCGCGACCGTGACGAGCGTCAAGACCGAACGCAAGACTGTCAATCCGGGTAAGCTCTTCTCAATGAGCGACTTGCAGAGCTTCGCCTGTAAGGCCGATAAGACCCTGTCTCCGGCAGATGTTCTCGCCGCAACGCAGGCACTCTATGAAGGCGGATTCGTCACCTATCCGCGTACTAACAGCAACTACCTTGCCACGAATGAAACCGTCAAGGTGGACGCAGCCATCAAAGGTTTAGCGCAGAACGGAATTACGGGCCTTGTCAATAAGCCGGGCCTTAAATCGATTTATGACGACAGTAAAATCGAGGCTCACTCTGCTATCACCCCGACCGGTAAATGGCCTGTAGCATTGGCAGGAGCACAGAAAACGGTTTTTGAATGTATCTTGAATCGATTCTGTGCCGTTTTCTGTGCGGAGGATTGCACCGTGGACCGAACCACGATTGTCATTCATTGCCATGACGAGGACTTCATGCTGAAAGGTGATGTACAGGTCACTCCCGGTTGGCGGAAATTCGAGAAGCCGTCAAACTGCGATAAGATGCTCCCTAAACTCAATAAGGGTGATGCGGTGAATATCAACTTCCAGCTGGTCGGGAAGATGACAACACCTCCGAAACGGTATACGGTCGAGGCTCTCAATAACTGGATGGTCGCCCCGATGCGCGGTGCAGAGAAAGAAAATACCGAGTACACGGACGCTGAATGGAAAGAGATTCTTTCTGACGCTACCATCTGCACCGAAGCAACCCGTGCTGATACGGTAGACCGATGCGTCAAGAGCCAGTACATTTCCCTCAAAAAGGGCGTGTATTACGGTGAACCTGCAGGATTCCAGCTGGTCGATATCATGGATAAGCTCGGCATTGTTTTGGACGTTCCCGTGACTGTTAACCTTTCCAAGCAGCTGCACTCCATCAAGGACGGAAACCTGACCCGCGTTCAGGTTTTGGAGTACACCAAACAGACCCTTGAGAGCATCATGTCAAAGGATGTGACGATTGCAGCTGCACAGGGAGCCAGCAGCAAGTATCCAGTTCTCTGCCAGTGCCCAAAATGCGGCAAGGATGTTGTGGAAACAAAGCTTGCCTATGCATGTACCGGGAAAGACTCTGATGGGAAACGATGCCCGGTCACAATCTGGAAGAAGAACAAGTTCCTTGAAGCGCTCGGCAAAGAAATGACCAAAACAACAGCAAAGGCTCTGCTCACAAAAGGCAAAGCTCCGCTCAAAGGATGCATAAGCGCCAAGACCGGCAAAAAATACGACTCCATACTAACTTGCGACTTTTCAGGAGACCGCCTTGCTTATCATATTGAATTTGATAAGTCAAGCATGTCATTTGGCAGCAAAGTCGGAAAATGCCCGTTCTGCGGAAAGCCTGTGGCAGAGACGGCAAAAGCCTTCACCTGCACGAACAAGTCTTGCGGCGCGGCGCTCTGGAAGGAATCGAAGCTGTATGGCAATGAGCTTGATGTTGATGCCGATATTGCCAAGACTCTTCTCTCCGGGAAAACCGTCGAAGCCACGATTCAGAACAAAGAGAGAACCGGCACACAGGATGTTGAGGTTGGGATTGAACCGTATACGGCACCCAATGGCAGAAAATATATCGGCCTTTGCATCATGAAAACCAAATAGTTAATTTGCCTCATCGCCTGCCCATTTTGGGTGGGCGTTTTTGTTGCCAAGCTGTGCGAATTGCGTATGATTAAGAACAGTGATACGAAACTAAAAAATCAACGGTAGAAGGACAAACACATTGAAGCTATATTTTATGAAAGTCGGGTATTTCCTGATATTTATTTTCGCAATCCTCAATTTTTCGGGGCTGAAGCAAACGGAATTCGAAATCCGGCAGCTGGATAGCACGGCAAGAATCCTGACAACTCATGCGGAAGCGATACAGGCAGCACAAGAACAGCCAACGCTGAACGCGGCGGCGGCCGCCGCTCTAACGAGAGCCGATACCCAAATCGCGATTGCTTCGTTCTCAAATGAGAATGTAGCGGGGGAAGCAAAACGACTCGCGTCTCTCTGCAACGCAAACATCAAAGAGAAGTCCATTACGGCATCGGTGTCGAATGACGCGGTTCTGGAAGAGATGGCGAGAAGACCGAATATGTATGGGCGGCTCGTGATTCCTTCCGTGGGAGTCAATGTGGCGTTGTTTGCAGTCGTCAGCCAGGCAGCAGCGGATGCACAGGACAGCGCTGCATATTTTCCGTTCAAAAACTATATGCTGGTTGCGGACCACTGGAATCAGGGGTTCTGGAAAATCAAGCGTTGCTCGGTTGGAACGAAAGCTTATATTTATCGCGGAACTTCGATACAAACGCTTACATGTACCGGCATCTGTCGCGGCGTGAACGCTGGTTATGATTTGCTGTATGAGGATGGGTCGAGCGCTACGACAGGCAGCGGAACCATCATGTATACCTGCAACGGTTCGAATTATCACGATATCACATTGACTTTTTGGAGCTGAGTTTTATGCAGAAGAATAATAAAAAGATGACATGCCTTGCGGCGATTCTCATGGCAGCACTTGCTGCATTGCTGATTTTCGCTATCGTTGACGCGAACCGCATCAATCGTAGTCTTTCAGAGCTGCAGCAAACGGTGAATTATGAAGAGCGGCTGGAACCTTTGCTGTTCTATGGCGCAACCGCTGAAACTGCCGAGACGGCTGCAACAGCCGAAACCGCAAAGACTCTGGAGCCAGAGCTGAACTTCACCGTGACGAAAAGCGGCATTGTTCCAGATGACGGCTCCTATGTTCCGGTCACGCTGGGCGACGTGACTGTCTGCATTCCTGTCGCCGCTGCCGGGCAGGGCGGATGCACGGTGACCTATTGCTCCGGTAATTCCACTGCCGCAATCGGGGATTACAAAATTGCGTTGGTGGAAGGGAATACGGAAGACTCCGTTGTGACTTTCCAAAACGACGACAAGGAAATCCTGTCGGGGACAAGGACGATGGGAGAAGGATTGACTTTGACCGTTGCTGCTGAAGCCGAGGAAGGGCAGGAGACAGAACAAGAGGCAGTGATTGAAAAGCTGCTTGCTGATGCAGTAATCACCGATACAGCTCCTGCGACAACTGTGTTTGGAGAAACCGTAAAAGACGATGTCGTAATCGAAGCGGACGATGGCTATTTGCAGCTGCAGCTGAATGACAACACCGTTTTGGTATCGACTTTCTCTTTCAATTATGACAAAAACGTATTCTCTAAAACTCTGAATCTTCCCGGTGGACTCACCGTTCGATACGGGAACGTGCAGGACAAAGAGACCGGGTATATCCCGTTTGTCTCTACGGTAAATAACCGCAATATCAAAATTCTTGCAACCAGTGTAGAAGCGCTGCAGGGATTCTTCCAGGGTTAATACGTTCTGAACCAATCTTTCACTGAGCCATCTGCCCGTTTCGGGGGGTGGCTTTTGTTTTGGGACAATGCTTGCCAGTTCTTGCGATGCTCGTATCATTAGAAACTGAATCAGTATTTTTTGCGGGGAATTGGGTGAGGAAAACATGAAAAACAACGGAGAAAAACTTGAAGGGCTGATGATTGCGGCGATGCTGCTAATTTTCTTCGCAAGCATCTGGGCGTTCAGGGACGCTCAAAGAATGCACGAAAAGTTGGCGGAGAAGGTACAGCAGACGCCGGAAACGGCTGAATTTGCAGAGTTTGTATCTCATTTATTGCCAGCAACGCCGGAAACGGCAGAAATCACTCCATTTGATGCAAGTGACCCGCACATGAATTTTGTTGCAAGCAAAGAAAGACTCAAATTGACTCTCAATTCCTGTGTGCCGCTCTCTTTGGATGATACAACGGTCTGCATTCCGATACAGAGCATCGGTGAAAGGAGCCTGGTATCGTATCAGACGCAAGACCATACGGCCTGCGTTGGGGCCTATCATATGACTCTTGTGAATGGGCACAAGGAAGAAGGCATCAACTTTCTTCTGATAAATGATTCCGCCTTGATATCCGGAACAAGGAATATCAATGAGGATACCAGCCTTGTCGTCACGGCACTTGTCAAGGTGAATGAAGAACAGCAGCAAACCAAAGTGATACAACAGCTTTTGGATGGAGCGGTTCTTTGCGATGTCGCACCGACCATCACAATCTTTGGCGTTCCAGTTAAGAACAATTCGATGATTGAAGTGGATAACGCTCTTGCCAAAATCGAAACGAATCAGGGCTGGGTATTTATCACAAGCTCGGCCGCTATCAAGGAATCCAAGCCTCTCGATGAATCTGTGGTTCTGCCATCCGGCATTGAAGCCAAATACAACAGCACTGCCCGAACCGGGTCTGGGGATATTGTTTTCGTGATTGAGCAGGATGGCTGCAGATATTATCTGCTGGCTCCGAGCGTGGAGCAACTGCTCGGCGTGTTTGGCAATTCTGAATCTTAATCAAGGCTTTTGCGGTTGCAACGCCTTGCGGAACAAGTACAATAATAGTTGTACGATAGATACCAGCAATCAAAAGGGCATTCCGCTTTTTCTCTTTTTTACGATTTTTGATAATAAAACGCCTGTGGAGAAAAAGCTGCAACTTGCAACCGAATGCGGTCTGCCGGTTACAACTGACATCAAGGGGGGTATCAATCAAATGTGCAATTACAGTGACTTTGTCGAGCAGCAGGGGCTCAAAAAAGGCCGCGAAGAAGGGCATCTCGAATCTCTTTCTGAGAGCGTTGCGAACCTCGTTCGTTCGGGACATTTTTCTATTGAAGCAGCGCTGGACATTTTGAAGGTGTCTGCTGATATTCGCTCGACTGTCAAAGAAAACGCTGAGAAAGCGCTCAGTAAATAACAATAAGCCGTTGCCTATGCTGGGGGCAGCGGCTTCTTCTTTTTGCTACGCAGTGCTGTCGGCCTCACAAATCTCTTGCAATATTGTGCGAACAGCATATCATAAAAATTGTACGATAGATAACAGCCTTTTGGCCCAATGCGTACAATTCATATTCTGCAGCTAAATTAGCAGACTCACCAATTCGGTGGGCCTGCTTTTTTATTTGCAAGAAAGGAGTGCCGACAGTTTTCTGTCAACCATTTCCGAAAAAACAAATATCAATCAAGAGAAAGGAAAAATTGTATGTTTAACGTAACCTGCCTAATCAAGACCGACATCGATACCGTGAACAAATGTATGGGGCAAAATCCCTACAATCCTGAGACTTTTCTTCAGAACTTTGCGTCTCGTCTGACATCTTTCGACGACCCTCTCCTCAATATTTACCCAACATCCGAGATTGCAGGAAACATCGAAGACGAGGATGTTATCCTGGGCCTTCGCGAACCGCAAAAACTCATTGAATGGGCGAAAACCATGAAGGAACGTGCGCAGTGTATGGCAATGGCTGAGTTCAGTGCAGCATTGCAGAAGCATAAAGCAGAAGGCATCGATATCACAAAGCCGATGTATACCTGCCTGCGCTCCATTGAAATGGATTCCAACGAATCTTATCTTCTTCGCTACGCCGCTGAACTGCTCGACAACCATCCAAACCCGGAATGCGGTGAGCTGTTTTATGACGGCGACTCCTGGAAGTGTTTCCCAAACGGTTTTCAGCTGAAAGACATCGAAGCTCATGCTGAGGACTACATCATCATTCCGGGGCTGTTCTATGACGACTGATTGAAAACGAAAGGAATTTTATGGACTGGAAATTTATCATGTGTCTGCTCGTTATGTGCTCCACCACCATCTGGAAGCTTCTGGAAATCCTCACCTACGGTGAGATTCAGGTCCGGCAGGTGGATGACGTCATGACGTTGTATATGGCTTTCACCATCTATGCTGCCTATAAGGCTGGCATGGCAGTACAGGCTAAAAGGCAGAAGCAAACCGAAGAAAAAATCGCAACCACCTCTGATAAGCAAAAAGGAGAATGACTCTATGTATCAGCTGCAAAACATCGATTATCTGTACCGTATCTCGACTATGACCGGCTCGTCCAAGCTCGTTACCGTTCAGGCGGACAGAGACTCCCATGACCTGAACGATAAGCATTTCGTGATGCTGAATCTGTGCCGGGCAATCGTGAATTTCGCCAATGAAGGGCACGTGATTTCAGCTGTGTATGAACTGGAACCAGATGGGACCTCCAAGCGGGTTGCCTATCGCGGATTGCCGGAATACCAGGAAGCACTCAAAGACCCTGAACCGGATGTGATTGTTGCGAAATTTGCAACGAACTTTTCGTCCGGCGCTTCGTTCGCTTCACAATGCCGCGTGAATCAAAAGAGCCGTGAAGTGTTCGACATTGAGGCTTCCGGGACTCCTTCTGATAATGATGATATTTCTGAACGCCTTGTTTCGCTGGATGACGGCAAACACTGGCATCAGGTTCACTGCATTGATGATATCCTCGATGAATACGACGATGATATTGACAATGCTTTGGATGCTCTGTATTCCATCGAAGCTCACGGTGATATCGACGGGGACTACTGGTGTACTACCACCAATAAAGACCTGAACCGGACCATTCGTGAATGCCGCACCGAAATTCTCGTTGATGCGCTGCTTGCTCGCGGCTCTGAGGCGGTAGAAGAATTTCTCGGCTATCCCGTAAATATGTCGGAAGCCGAATGCGTGCTCGAAGAATACCTGAATAACCTGTCCGATGAGGATTTGGCAAACGCCTTCTTCGAAACTCTTTGAGTTACCGCACTTGCGCAGATGTGCGAACAGGATATTATAAAAATTGTACGATAGATACCATCTACTAGGCGCGTTTTGCGTTCGTACAATTCATAATTTCGCTTGAAGGCGGACTTCCCATACCGGGATGCCCGCCTTTTTGCATCAAAAATTACAGGAGGTAAATACCATGGCAAAAAGGTAGAAACATACATTCGTCAACAACCCCGCCTAAACCGGCTCGCCGGTTATAGACGGGG